TGGAACTGCTGATAATCAATATGAAATATTTGGTGGTGGAAACTGGGGTTATATGGGTTATAATACAAGTGGTTACCATAGATTTTTTGGTAGTGGTACTGAAAGAATGAGGATTACAAACGCTGGCCTCGTTGGGATCGGGGAGAATTCACCTGTAGCTCAGCTGGATGTTCAATTGCACCATGGCACTGGAGCATTTAATAAAGATTGTGGAGCGAGAATAGGTAGAATACAATACGCTTGGCATACGGGTCAATACTACGCTAATAACAGCTATTCTTATGTACATTATAAAACAAATCTTTGGATGGGTGGATCACACACTAATTCATCAGGTTATTCAGGAAATACTCATTATATAATGGGAGGTTTTTATATAAAAAGTTATAAATATGGTTCATTAAGAGGTGATGGCACTGTACAGTTTCATAATTGGAGTGGTGGTTTCGCGGGTCTTACCGTTCAAAATTCCGGTAACTGGACTAATTTTGTACAAAGTCCTTATACATCAAGTGATGGTTTTTGTGTTATTGTATTAGCGCATAATTATTACTCTACGCCAAATATTGATTTTCATCAAAGCTTTACCGCTTACCCTTGGAGGAATGTTCAAGTTACAGCTTCATCACAGAGCAATAGCACAACAGGAGTATATTAAAAATAAAAATTATGGATATTAACGAAATACCTTTTCCCGCAGTTCAAGAAGGAGATAGAGTACTACATGAAGATGTATTCTATGTATATACTAACGGAACTTTTATAAAAGAATAATATGGCAAATACTAAAGTAACAGGTGATTTAATAGCGAGCTCAACGATAGCTACAGGTAACATAGCGGATAACGCAGTTACTAGCGATAAAATAAGTGGGATTACAACAGCTCATATTACTGAGGGTGCTAACTTGTATTATACAGATGCTAGAGCAGATGCTAGAGCGGCGTTATTAGTTGATTCAGCACCTAGTACTTTAAATACATTAAACGAATTAGCCGCAGCGCTAGGTGACGATCCTAATTTCGCGGCCACAACTGCTGTAAGCATCGGATTAAAAGCTCCTATAGCTTCTCCATCGTTTACTGGAAATGCAACTTTTGGAGGGGCAGTAAACATTGCAGGAACTTTAACATTAGACCAAGGCTCATTATTAAATGGTATAATTAATACACCAGCATCTTTAAGAATTAATATTGATAGTAATGATAACAATATAGGAGAAGGGTTTATTGTAGGTCATAATCAAACTAATATTAATAATAATAATGTTTTATTCAAAGTAGAAGAAAACGGAAAAGTAGGGATCGGAACGCCCTCGCCTGATAATATATTACATATAAGAAACGGAGATACTACTTATGCCTCTCAAGTGGGTGCAGATACAATGTTGTTTTTAGAAACCACCAATGTTAGTAATGCTTTACAATTTACATCAGCTAATACTGGGCAACAATACATAATGTTTGGAGATGATGACCCAAATGTAGGATGGATTTCTTATAACCATAGTGATAATAATTTAAATTTTAGAGTTAACGGTTCAGAAAAAATGCGTATTACAAGTGGAGGCAACGTGGGAATAGGAATGACTTCACCTGCTACACGACTAGATATTGGGATAGGAACACTTGGCAACAATGGTTATGGAGGTATTCGTATTGCAGACGATGCAGCACATTTTTGGATGTTAATAGCAAAGAATTCAGTTGGCAATAGACGTTTAAGTTTATATCACGGTCAAGGGAGCATACCTTTGGTTTTTCAAGAGGGTGGTGGAAATGTCGGGATCGGAACAACTTTGCCTGGTTATAAACTAGATGTAGCCGAAAAAATTAGAATGATTGCTGGTTTAAAAATAACACCAACTACTTCAAATTTATATAATGAAGATGGTGCTTTATCTTATTATAGCAGTGGTAATGGGGTTTATTTAAATGGTGCAGGTGCTAGTGGTTGGTTGAGATTACAAGGATCAGGAGTTGAGAACGACAGAAATTCTATAAATATTTATGGTAGTGCTGGGGATTATATGAATTTTAGGACTGCTAATTCTACAAGGATGATTATTAATTCGCAAGGTCAAATGTGGCTAGGTGGCAGTTATACAGGTGGTGGTATTGCTAATGGAAACACCGCTTATATGAATAATCTAAATGCAGGAGCTTTCAGTATTTTACATAGAAATTCAAGTGATGTCTATGTTCATTTTAATAGTTATTATACAAGCAGTAACACTTATGTATCTAAATATAGTGGGCGTGGTTTTATGTTGGGTTATAATGCAGCTGTAGACAATGGTTTTTTCTTTTCAAAAGCGCCTAATACAACCGCAGGACAAAACCAAACTTTTTCCCAAGTAATGACTGTAGGGTATGGCACATCTAACAACGTCGGAATCGGAATTACAACTCCTGGCGCAAAATTGGAGGTTAAAGGAAACTTTAAAATACAAAGAAGTACAATTGCAGAAGCGTCTGAATTAACAATGGAAGCAGGGGAATTTGATATTAAGGCACATTCTGCTTATAAAATAAGGTTTTTTACAGGTGGAGTAGAAAGAGTACATATTACAACTAGTGGTAATCTTGATCCCGCTGCTGATGCTGCTCAAAACCTAGGTAGTACATCAAAAAGATGGGCTAATATATATACAACAGATTTACACCTTTCAAATAAAGGTAAATCCAATGATGTGGATAACACATGGGGAGATTGGACAATACAAGAAGGTGAAGAAGATTTATTCCTAATAAATAACAGATCAGGTAAGAAATATAAGTTCTTACTTCAAAAAATAGATTAATATGGGCATACTTACAAACCAAGGTCTTCCGCTAGAAGGATTCCAAATACAGTCAACTTTAGTCAATCGCGCAGCACCAATGACGCCAGTTTTAATTTGGCCTAAATATAACAACAGTACAGCTAATACCAAAACATTTAGCTCCGCTGGTGATTATTCTCCAAATGCGGCAGCAGGTGGTGGAAACCTAGCTTATGCAGATTTAACGTTATCAAATTATACACACACAGTAAGTTGGTATAATCGTGTTCATGATAATGATGCTGGAAGAAGAAGTGGCGTAGACACTGGTATAAGCGATCTTAATAGGGCCTCTATATATGCTCAAATACAGGTAGGTGATTACCCACACCCTGGTGTCGGAGCTTCAAAAACACATTTATCTATGTTGTACAATCAAGCAGGGGCTCATCATGCTTTGATAACAACAGGTTCTCCAACACCTAATTATGCACAACCTAGGGTTCTTGGCGGGAATATTTCTGCTTTTGAAAATTTTGAAATAAGCGGTCAAGGTTATTCACAAGGGGCATATGGTGGGTGGTACTGTTTAGCTCATTATATTCCCCATTTAACAGGGTCTTCCCATTATATTAGAGTTATAAATTGGGGAGGTATGGCTGACTCTAGAAGCAAAATTGTAATTAATGGGTTTGTTGTTTTACTTCACGGTGAAACTGGACAAAGCGGATCATAAATATTAATAAAATGAAAATAATAGAATACGGTATTTGTATATTTAACGGAGAGCAGAGTAAGTCTGGAATTAATTCAAAGGTGGATTTAAACCAATACAAAGAAGTCTACGACATGAACCAAGATCCTCCTGAGTTGTTACACACTAAAACTGATCAAGAGGTTTATATAGAATGGGAAACTGCGGAAATAAATGATTTTGCACAAAAACAAATACACAAGTATTACCCAGCCTGGAAACAATCTAATATTTTAAGAGACGGTACGGCAGAACAAAAAAATGAAATGGGGGTATTTATAGATTCTGTAAGAAATTGGTCAAATCAAAGCACTCCACCGGATCCTTTAGATGGATCTTTAGAATTAATAATACCTTAATAACAACAACTTAAAATAAATAAATAAAAATGGCAAACACCTACAAATGGACAATTAATGCGTTAGACGCAAAAATTTCCCACGATAGCAAAGATAATGTTATCAACACAATTCACTGGGGATATTCCGCAGTAGATAATGATGATGCTGCAAAAATGGCTTCATCTATAGGAACTCATTCCGTAGAATACGACGCAGATAACTTTACAGAATACGATAGTATAGTAGAGGCTGATGTGATTGGTTGGTTAGAAAATGGATTAGATATAGACAGTATGAAAGCTAGTTTAGATTCACAAATTGAATTACAAAAAACACCAGTTGACACAACGTTCCACGCACCTTTTGCACCAGCTGCTGAAGAATAATTAGAAATTAAGTAAAACAAGTGATAATAAATTATAACCCAAACAATTAAATTAAATTTTAAAAATTAAAGATTATGGAAAACCAAGTAAACAAAATTACACCTGAACAATTAGAAGAATTACAGGGATTTGTAGGTAAGCTTAACAACGCTGCTTCGCAAATAGGTAACTTAGAATTAAAGAAACACCAGCTTAACCACGCTGCAGCAGAAGTTCAACAAGATTTGAATAAGTTGCAGGCTAAGCTAGAAGAGAAGTACGGTAAAATACAAATTAATATTGAAGACGGATCGTACGAGCCAATCAAAGAAGAAGATGAGTCTAGTTCGTAAAATAAGTATAGGTAGAGACTATAAGAACGACGCTATGCATTATGCGGTAGGCCAAGAAGTATATGGTGGCCACACAATATGTGACATAGTAGAAGGTGACGATAAGTTTTCTATTTATATTAAAAAAAAGAACGAAGTATTACCGTGGAAAGATTTTAATAAAAACATGGCAATAGCCGTGGAATACAATTTAGAATATTAATGCAAAGTTTATTTGATTTTATTATAAAACCAAAAAACGAAAGATACGATAATAAAAAATATATAGATGGTCAAGAGCTTTTAGTTAATACTGAAATCTCTGATCATCGATATGTTAGTCGTACTGGAATTGTTTTAAACGTACCTAAGTCTGAAGATAACGAAATACAAATTGGTGATGAAGTTATATTACATCACAATGTATTCAGAAGATGGTACAATCAATACGGCGTGGAAAAAAATTCACGTGGCTATTATAAAGATGATCTTTATTTTGTTAAAGCAGATCAAATATACTTATACAAAAGAGATAACAAATGGAACGCCCCTAAAGGCTTCTGTTTTGTTAAGCCAATCAAATCTACTGATATATTAAATAACGAGAAAGAACAAGCCCTAAGGGGCATTATAAAGCACGTTGATAACGACATTAGCGGTTTAATAGAAAAAGAAGATTTAGTTGGGTTTACACCTAGTAGCGAATACGAATTTATTGTAGAAGGCGAAAGAATGTATAGAGTATTAACCAATTCAATATCTATTAAATATGAACGTCAAGGAAACGAAAAAGAATATAATCCAAGCTGGACATGAAGCAGTCAAAGAACTTATTAAAGTTGCTAAAGAACCTATTGTTGAAACTGATGATGACATCTCAGCCGATAGACTCAAGAACGCTGCAGCCACTAAAAAGCTCGCAATATTCGATGCATTTGAGATCTTAGGTAGAATCGAAGAGGAAAATGATATACTTAATAACAAACCTAAAAAAGAAGCTGAAGCAGAAGTATTCAGTGGGTTTGCAGAAAGGAGGTCTAAATAATGTACAAGCAGAGCTTATATAAGGTTATAGAGCCTATTAAAATAACTACTATTAAAAGATTAAACAAATCTAAAAAGTGGAAGTACGGATACAACGAAGAACATGACGTTGTTGTTATATCTAAGACAGGTCAGATAGGGGAAGTGTATAGCATACAGAATTTAAAAATAGCATTGCCAAAAGAAACAAACGTTGATAATCAGAATGACGTATGGACTCCACACGAGTATCCTAAAGAACTTAAAGCAATCAAGAGTATATTTGATTGGAAAGATTATCCGAATGAATTTAAACAGAAGTGGCATGGATACATTGATAAAGAATTTACTAAGCGAGATGAAGGGCATTGGTTCAAGAGTAAAGGGGTTTCTACCTATATTACTGGCACTCACTATATGTACTTGCAGTGGACCAAGATTGATGTTGGGCAACCAGATTTTAGGGAAGCAAACAGATTATTCTTTATTCACTGGGAAGCTTGCAAAGCAGATAAAAGATGCTACGGAATGTGCTATCTTAAAAACAGACGTTCAGGATTTTCATTTATGGCATCCGGAGAGACCGTTAACTTGGCTACAGCATCATCTGATTCAAGATACGGTATATTATCAAAGTCAGGTGCAGATGCAAAAAAAATGTTTACAGATAAAGTTGTACCAATATCAATTAACTACCCGTTCTTTTTCAGACCCATACAAGATGGTATGGACAGACCGAAAACAGAACTTGCATACAGAGTACCAGCTTCAAAGTTTACTCGTAAAAGATTTGAGTCTAAAGACAAAACTCAAGAGATAGCTGGATTAGATACAACTATTGACTGGAAAAATACAGGAGACAACAGTTATGATGGTGAAAAACTTGCACTACTAGTACATGATGAAGCAGGCAAATGGGAACGTCCAGAAAACATTCTTAACAACTGGCGTGTTACAAAAACCACGCTTAGATTAGGTTCAAGAATAATTGGTAAGTGTATGATGGGCTCAACATCAAACGCTTTAGATAAAGGAGGGGAGAATTTTAAAAAACTATATAATAATTCAGATGTTACGAAACGGAATAAAAATGGACAGACTCGTTCGGGATTATATTCTTTGTTCATACCTATGGAATGGAATTTCGAAGGATTCATCGATTCTTATGGAATACCTGTCTTTAACACACCGAAAGAGCCTATTGCCAACAACCAGGGAGATAATATCGACGTCGGGGTTATTGAACATTGGGAGAATGAAGTAGATGGTTTAAAGGGAGATCAAGATGGTTTAAATGAATTTTATAGACAGTTTCCCCGTACAGAGGAACATGCATTCAGAGACGAGGCTAAGAACAGTATATTTAACTTAGCTAAGATATACGAACAAATTGATTTTAATGATGATATAACAACAGAAGCTAATGTTACAACAGGAAGCTTCTCTTGGCAAAATGGTATTAAAGATACTAAAGTACAATTCACACCTAATCCAAATGGAAGATTTAAAGTAAGTTGGGTACCGAGTATTACATTACAAAATAACATCATTAATAAAAATGGTATTAAATATCCAGGCAATGAACATATGGGTGCGTTTGGTTGTGACAGTTATGATATATCAGGGACAACAGATGGCAAAGGATCTAAAGGTGCATTGCACGGATTAACAAAGTTTAGTATGGAGGATGCTCCTCCTAATAGATTTTTTTTAGAATATGTAGCTAGACCGCAAACAGCAGAGATGTTTTTTGAAGATGTTTTAATGTCATTAGTATTTTACGGAATGCCAATACTTGCTGAAAACAATAAACCTAGGCTACTATATTATTTAAGAAGAAGAGGATACAGGGGATATTCTATGAATAGGCCCGATAGGTTGTGGAATAAATTATCGGTTACTGAAAAAGAAATTGGTGGTATACCGAATTCAAGTGAAGACATTAGACAAGCACACGCGGCAGCTATTGAAACTTATATAAATACTCATGTAGGTGTATTGTCAGATGGCAACTATGGTGATCTGTATTTTAATAATACATTAAATGATTGGGCTAAGTTTGATATAAATAAAAGAACGAAGTTTGATGCAGCTATTAGTTCAGGATTAGCTGTTATGGCATGTAATAAAAATAAGTACAGACCGAGTGCAGAAATACAAAAACAAAAAGTTAACATTAACTTTTCAAGATACGAAAACAAAGGAATTACATCAAAAATAATTAATTAATATGGCTGAGTCAGTTATAAAAAGTTACTTCCCAAGCCAAACGGCTAGCGACGATGAAAAATTAGGATTGGATTACGGTCTTAATGTTGCTAGAGCTATTCAAAATGAGTGGTTTAAAAAAGATAGAGGATCAAACAGATTCTTCGTTAATCAAAACAATTACCACAAATTAAGATTATATGCTAGAGGGGAGCAAAGTATACAAAAATATAAAGATGAATTATCTATTAACGGTGATTTATCTTATTTAAATTTAGATTGGAAGCCAGTACCAATAATTCCAAAGTTTGTTGATATTGTAGTAAACGGTATCGCAGAAAGAACTTACGATATAAAAGCACATTCTCAAGATCAAAATGGTGTTAACAAGAGAACACAATATATGGAGGGTATTCTTGCTGACATGAGAACTAAAGAATTTGGTAATTATGTTCAAGAACAATTTGGCCTTAATGTATTTAATAACGATCCTGCTACGTTACCAGATAATGAAGATGAGTTGCAGCTACACATGCAACTTAATTACAAGCAAGCAGTTGAAATAGCAGAAGAGCAAGCGATACAAACTATACTTAATCAAAATCAATACGAATTAATAAAGAAAAGATTTTTTTATGATTTAACCGTTTTAGGTATTGGTTGTGTTAAAACATTGTTTACGCCGTCAGAAGGTATTGTAGTTGATTACGTTGACCCTGCTAATATAGTTTATTCTTATACTGAATCACCTTATTTCGATGACATATATTACGTTGGTGAAGTTAAGACTATAACTATAAGTGAATTAAAGAAACAATTTCCTAATTTAACTAATGAGGAATTAAAAGCAATAACAGAGCAGGGTAATCAAGATTATAGTATTTATAATAAATATAACAGCCAACAACAAAATCAAGATAATAATTCAGTACAAGTTATGTATTTTAATTACAAAACTTACATGAACGAAGTTTATAAAGTTAAAGAAGTATCTACTGGGGCTGAAAAAATTATTAAAAAAACAGATGCTTTTAATCCACCCGCAGACAGTAACCTAAGGTTTGAAAGAATAGCTAAGAACATAGAAGTATTATACGAAGGTGTTTTTATACCCGGATCTAATAAATTATTAAAATGGGAACTTGCGGACAATATGCTCCGTGAAAAAAGCGATGTTAATAAAGTTAAACTTAACTATTCTATTGTAGCGCCTAGAATGTATAATGGTAAAATTGAATCTTTAGTTAGTAGAGTTACAGGCTTTGCTGATATGATACAATTAACACATTTAAAAATACAACAAGTATTATCAAGAATGGTCCCTGATGGTGTTTATTTAGACGCCGATGGTTTAGCTGAAATTGATTTAGGTAACGGTACAAATTATAATCCTCAAGAAGCATTGAATATGTTTTTTCAAACAGGATCTGTAATTGGTAGATCATTTACTTCTGAAGGAGACATGAATCCTGGTAAAATACCTATTCAGGAAATAAGTAATAATGGAGGTGCTAATAAATTAGCTCAATTAATCAGTACATATAATTATTATATGCAAATGGTTAGAGACGCTACTGGATTAAATGAAGCAAGAGATGGAAGCACACCTGATAAAAATGCTTTAGTTGGTGTTCAAAAGCTTGCGGCTGCAAATTCAAATACAGCAACAAGACACATATTACAGAGTGGTTTATTTTTAACAGCTGAACTTGCTGAAAAAATATCATTAAGAATATCAGATGTTATAGAATATTCACCAACAAGAAACGCATTTATACAAAGTATAGGTGCACATAATGTGGCTACGTTAGAGGAAATGTCAGAATTACATTTATATGATTTTGGTATATACTTAGAATTAGCACCTGATGAAGAAGAAAAACAATTACTTGAAAACAATATACAAGTTGCTATTGCCCAAAACAATATAGAACTTGAAGATGCTATTGATATTAGAGAAATTAAAAATACTAAATTAGCAAATCAAGTACTTAAGTTAAGAAGAAAGAAAAAGCTTGAAAGAGATCAAAAGGCTCAACAACAAAACATACAAGCACAGTCTCAAGCTAATGCCCAAGCGCAACAAGTTGCAGCTCAAGCAGAGGTACAAAAACAACAAGCTTTAACACAAACTCAAATACAATTAGCACAAGCTAAATCACAATTTGAAATGCAAAGAATGCAAGGAGAAGTTGAAATGAAAAAACAACTTATGCAATTAGAATTTCAAATGAATATGCAATTACAGCAAATGACCATGCAAGCTAAGGATGCGGAAATGAATGCAAAAGAAGACAGAAAAGACGATCGAACAAAAATACAAGCTAGTCAACAAAGCGAGCTCATAGAGCAGCGAAACAGTAAAACACCTCCTAAAAAATTCGAATCCAGTGGAAACGATATATTAAGCGGTGATTTTGGCTTAGGTGCGTTTGAACCTAAGTAATATATAATGTATAATCATATAATATTTTATCATGTCAAAAAAAATGGAAGCTAAAGCCGTAGAAGCTGAAGAGTTGTCTACAGCTGAAAGAGAGCAAAAAGTACAAGAAAATGCGGGAGTCAAGATTGACGACGGTGTTTACAAGGTGGATTTATCAAAACCACCAACAACAGAAGTTGAACCAGAACCAGAGGCGGTTGTAGAAGAACCCGTGGAGGAAGAGGTTAAAGAGGAACCAGTATTAGAAGAAAGTACTGAAGAACCAAAACAGGAAACTGAGGAGGTTGAAGAAGTAATATTAGAAGAGATAACAGAAGAGCCAGAGGCTGAAAAGCAAGAAGATGAAATTGTTGAACCTGAAGTAAAAAAAGAGGAGGCAATAAAAGAAGAGAAGCAGGATTATCCAGAAAACATCGAAGAGCTTGTCAAGTTCATGAATGAAACTGGAGGAACTTTGGAAGATTATGTTAAATTAAATAAAGACTACGCAGGTTATGAAGACATGTCTTTGTTAAGAGAATATTACGAAAAGGCAAAACCACATTTAACATCTGATGAAATAAGTTTTTTAATTGAAGACAAATTTTCATTTGATGAAGAAATTGATGAGCCTAAAGATATTAAAAGAAGAAAATTAGCGTTTAAAGAAGAGGTGGCAGCAGCCAAAAATCATCTTGAAGGACAAAAAGCTAATTATTATAAAGAAATTAAAGCTGGATCTAAGTTAACACAAGACCAGCAAAAAGCGGTAGACTTTTTTAACAGATACAATGAGGAGTCTGAGGAATCGCAAAAAATAACACAGCACCAAAGAGCTGTATTTAACAATAAGACTGACAATCTTTTTAACAATCAATTCAAAGGTTTTGAATATAAGGTTGGTGACAAGAAGTACAGATTTAATGTTAAGAATGTGAATGAGATTAAAAAATCCCAAAGTGATATTTCAAATTTTACTAAGAAGTTCTTAAACAAAAATAATGAAATGAGCGATGCAAGTGGTTATCATAAATCTTTATTTACAGCAATGAATGCAGACGCAATTGCAAATCATTTTTACGAACAAGGCAAAACTGACGCTATTAAAGAATCAGTTAAGTCTGCTAAGAATATCAATATGGATCCGAGGTCGGGTCACAAAGCTATTGAGTCTGGCGGAATAAAAGCGAAAGTAGTTGGCGGTTTGGATTCAAAAAACCTTAAATTAAAACTTAAAAATTATTAAAAAATGGCAACAAACGTTTCATTTGCTGGCCCAGCGGCTGGCAGTATAATTAGCCCAAGTGCACAAAAACAAACACTTGCATCTAATTATTTAAATTTCCACGGTTCAGGTGGAGCAAATTGGTCACAACAATATTTACCTGAATTGTATGAACAAGAAGTAGAAAGATATGGAAATAGAACTATATCTTCTTTCTTAAGAATGGTAAGTGCAGAAATGCCTATGGCTTCTGATCAAGTTATTTGGTCTGAACAAGGTAGATTACACTTATCTTACAATGGTTCAATAAACCCTGCAAATGGAGTTATTGACACTATCACAGGAATTGACTCTGGGACTGCAGAGGCTCACGCTGTAAGAAAAGGAGCAACTGTAGTAGCTTCTATTGGATCTGACGTATTCAAAGCGTACGTAACAGCTGGTATCGAAGCATCAACGTCTTCTTTAACTATCAAGCCTTACGGTGGTGCGAATGTAGAGGATATAGGATCTATCGGTTCTACTAATGATCAAGCAATTAAATTTTTCGTATACGGTTCTGAATACGGAAAAGGATCTGCAAGTATGACTGACGCTGTTGAGCCAACTTTCAAGTCTTTTACTAATAAGCCACTTATTATTAAAGATCACTACGAAGTTAATGGTTCTGACACAGCGCAGATCGGATGGGTAGAAGTATCTGGAGAGTCTGGACAAAACGGATTCTTATGGTATTTAAAAGCAGAAGGTGACACAAGAGTAAGATATGAAGATTACTTAGAAATGGTAATGATTGAAGCTGAGAAAAAAGATGGTGGAGACGCTGCAGTACCAGATGGTTCTGAAGGGTTATTTTCTGCAATCTCTTCAAGAGGTATCGTAGCAAGTAATCAATTTGACTCAGCTACACCAGCTGCTGATAAACTTCCTGAATTTGACTTATTATTAAAAGAATTAGACAAACAAGGATCAATTGAAGAAAACATGTTATTCTTAGATAGAGATGCAAATCTTTACTTCGATGATATGCTAGCAGGATTAAACCCGAATATTTCAGGTGGTTTATCATTTGGAGTTTTTGAAAACTCTCAAGATATGGCACTTAATTTAGGTTTCTCTGGATTTAGAAGAGGTTCTTATGACTTCTACAAAACTGACTGGAAATATCTTAATGATAAATCTACAAGAGGTTTAGTAGGCGGTATAAGCGGACTTTTAGTTCCAGCTGGTACATCTTCAGTGTATGACCAACAATTAGGTAAAAATGTTAGAAGACCTTTCTTACACGTAAGATATAGAGCTTCTGAGACTGATGACAGAAGAATGAAATCTTGGATTACTGGTTCAGTAGGCGGTGCGCAGACTACTGGTGATGACAAAATGGAAGTTCACTATTTATCAGAAAGATGTTTAGTAGCACAAGCAACGAATAATTTTGTGTTATTTAACTCTTAATACTTAACGTAATTTTTACCCTCGTTGTTCTGACGGGGGTAATCATTACTCTATTAATTTTTTATTATATTATATCATGGCAAAAAAAGAAAAGGAAGCGGTAGCAGTAGCAGAACCGCAAATAAAAGAAGTTAAAACTTCTAAAACCCCAAAATGGGAAATAAAAGATAGGGTTTACGAATTAACGTCAAAAAAAACACCTATTGTATTCATATTAAAAAGTAGAGGATTACTTTGGTTTGATAAAGAACTAGGGTACGAAAGAGAAATTAAATATTGCGAAAATCAAAAGACAGTATTTTTAGATGAAATGAAAGGACCAGAAAGATTAAGTCACATTATATTTAGAGACGGAAGGCTTTTTGTACCAAAAGAAAAAACAACTTTACAGAAGTTTCTTTCTAATTTTCATCCGGATAACGGGAAAAGATTCATAGAACATAACCCGGTTCAAATAGCAGAAGATGACATTAGTTATCTTGAAACTGAAATTGAAGCTTTAAATTTAGCACAACAAATTGATATTGATCAAACAGAAGCAATACTTAGAACAGAATTAGGTAATAAAGTATCTACAATGACTTCTAAGGAACTTAAAAGAGATTTATTATTATTTGCTAGGAGAAATCCAGAGCTATTCTTAGAGTTGGTTAAAGACGAAAACATAAGTATAAGAAATGTTGGTATAAAATCAGTTGAAATGGGTATTGTTAAACTTTCAAGTGATCAAAGAACATTTAAATGGGCATCGAATGACAGAAAACTTATAACAGTTCCTTTTGATGAAAATCCATATTCAGCTTTAGCAGCATATTTCAAAACCGATGAAGGTGTTGAAGTATATCAAACTATTGAAAAGAAATTAAAGTAAGCAATTGTAGGTAAGGGCCTACTATTGTGGGCCTTTAACCTATAATAAAAATAAAATGAGTGTAAACATAAATACTGTATACCAAGCGGTGTTAGCTGTGACTAACAAAGAACAACGAGGTTATATAACACCTCAGGAATTTAATTATCTTGCGAATCAAGCTCAATTAGATATATTTGAGCAATATTTTTATGATGTAAATCAGTTCAGTAGACTTCCTGGTAACAGCACAGAATATTCTGATATGGTAGACATATTAGATGAAAAAATAAGTTTATTTGAAAAAACTTCACAAGCCATAACTGGCGGAATAACTTTACCTAGCGATCTATATAGGTTAGGCAGTGTTATATTTAATAACGCTGAAGCATCACAAGTTAAACAAAAGGATTGGATATATATAAAATCCACACCTTTAAATCAACCAACAAACGATTTTCCTATTTTCATTAAAGATGAAAGCGGAGTTAAAATTTACGGTAAAGACGCAAGCGGTAATGTAGAACAAAAGACATCAGGTGTTACTTGTAACTATATAAAACAACCTGTAGTTGTATCTTGGGCCTATAATTCTGTAACTGGAACTTACGATGCTAGCAATTCAATTAATTTCGAATTACACCCTTCTGAAGAAACCGAACTTATAATTAAAATATTAGGTTTAGCTGGTATAATACTTAAAGATAATTCTTTATACGGTATTGCTAGTGGCGAAGACGTAAAGAACACTCAACAAGAAAAATCATAATAAATGGGGCTACTTAATCAATCACAACAACAATATCACGAAGGCGGAGATTTCGGAGGCTATCAATTTGTAACGCTAAAAGACATTATAAACAACTTTATGTTGTCTTATGTGGGCGAAGATAAAATTATAGCTAAGATAAAAAGAACCAACGTGGCTTTCTATGCACAAAGAGCATTGCAAGAGCTTAGTTATGATACATTAAAATCTGAAAAATCTAGGGAAATAGACATTCCACCTACATTAGTGATGGCGTTACCGCAAGACTACGTTAATTACGTTAAAGTAAGTTGGGTTGATGTGAACGGTGCTGAGCACGTTTTAATTCCAGCATCACAAACAAGTAATCCAGAGGCTATTATACAAGATGATCAATACAATTTTACATTTGATTCGGAGGGTAACTTATTAAAAGCCAATGAATCTGAAACATGGAAAAAATTTAAAGGTCAAAATACAGGATCTGATGCTGTTAATGATTTTTATTTAACAGAAACTCTTGACGGTAAAAGATACGGATCTAGTCCTGAAAATATGAATTCAAACGGATCTTTTTATATTGATCCTATAAAATCAAGAATACACTTCTCCGGTAACTTAACAGATAAAACTGTAACTTTAAAATATATAACAGATGGTTTGGCTACTGATGCTGAAATGAAAATACATAAACTAGCTGAAGAAGCGATGTACAAATGTATAGCATATTATATTTTAGAAACTAAAATAAACACGCCAGAGTATCTAGTAATGAGATACAGAAAAGATAAGTTTGCTTCAGTTAGAAAAGCAAAACTAAGATTATCAAATATTAAACTTAGTGAACTCTCACAAGCTTTAAGAGGTAAATCCAAACAGATAAAACACTAGAATATGCCTGAAATTAAAAACGCTTTCCTCAAGGGCAAAATGAATAAAGACCTTGACGAAAGATTAGTTCCTAATGGTGAATATAGAGATGCATTAAACGTAGACGTTGATTACTCAAGTAATAGCGACGTAGGGGCGTTAAAAAACATTTTAGGTAATACATTAATTGATTCAATCAATGTAGCGGCAGCGACGTGTATCGGTAGTGTAGCAGACACTGAAAATAATAAAATATACTGGTTAATAGCATCAGCTGTTAAAGATATAATAGCAGAATATGACCAAGCAACTGGAGCTGTAAGTCCTGTTATAGTTGATTTTGGGTTTGTATTAAATTTCAATGTCTCAAATCTAGTTACAGGAATAAATATATTAGATGAAACGTTATATTTTACAGATGATTTAAACGAGCCTAAACAAGTTGATATAGCGTATTGGAAAACGCAAACAGCTGACTTTAATACAGGGACAACAGGTTTATTAGAAGAAAGAATAACTGTTATTAAAAAATCTCCACTGCAAGCTCCAACATTAGATATGAATAGTTCCACTAGGGGCGGTAACGGTACACAAGGCAATACACAAGTAACCGTAGATTTAAATTTAGCAGATACTGGTGGTCAGGTTACAGTATTGTATGCACCACTAGACTCCGGAGATGATGTAGTTGGTACGTTTTCATTAGCACCAAATTACAAACCAGGAGATATAATCGTATTAAAACATATTTTTACCGACGCAGCTAGCAATGAAGAAAGCAGTTTAGAGGCTAGATTGTTGTTAAAATCAACATATGTAGCACAAGCAACATTTTTTCAAGCTGAATTATTAACTGTAAGTGAGCTTGTTCCTGGCGCTATTGTACAATGGGAGGTATTACTAGAAGAAGATGAACCTTTGTTTGAACTAAAGTTTCCTTTGTTTTCGTATAGATACAAATATACCAATGGCCAATACAGTTGTTTTGCACCTTTCTCAAAAGCGGCATTTTTACCAGATTCTAGTAAGGTTGGAGATGATTTTGAATACGATTCAAAAAATGGTTATAATGTAGGTATGACAAATACATTAAGACAACTAGAATTGCAGGATTTAAACCATAACATTGGAATAGATGTTGAGGAAGTCGATGTATTGTATAAAGATTCTTTAAACAGTAATGTTTATATTGTTGATACTATTAAAAAAGTCAATGGTTCTTTAGCGACTACATTTGAGATTAAAGATGAACAAATATTTAAAACAGTTGAAGCAAATCAATTGTTAAGATTATTTGATAGTGTGCCTAAAAAAGCTAAATCACAGGAAATATCAGCAAATAGAATTATATACGGTAATTATACACATCAATTTGATTTACCAAATAATAATCCTTTGTTTGATATAAAACTTAAAAACAGATACAACCCTAGCGACACTACATATACGGAAGACAAGAAAGAAATGTTATCTATTAAATCTAATAGAACATATCAAATGGGTGTGGTTTATATAGACAAGTACGGAAGACAAACTCCAATACTAACAGATAAATCTGGTATTATTAAAGTCCCTTTCAATCAAGCTAAAAATAAAACTCAATTTGAAGTTAGTGTTACTAACGGACTAACAAGTGGTTTTGAAAACTATAAATATTTTATAAAAGAAATATCTTCAACAACCTACAACTTGTGTGCAGATAGTTTTTATCAAGATGATGAAGGGGCAATATACATATCTTTCCCATCATCTGAAATAAATAAAGTAAAAGAAGACGATATATTATTGTTAAAAAAGAAAGCTGGTAATAACTTAAGTGAAGACGGAAGTAAATTTAAAGTTTTAGATAAACTTAGTGTAGTGCCTGATTTCTTGGCCAAACCACTAAGACCAGAATATGTTCCAGAATATTTTAATTTTGGAAGACAATTTAATAGAGATAGTGGATATGCAGTACAGCCTTCAAACAGTGAAAGAGATGGTCCATATATGGGTACAAATGCATCACAATCTGGTGGTAAAGCTTGGTTTTTAGAGCCAGGATCAACACCTGTTCCAAACCATAACTCTATCATAATAAGAGACATGTTTAACGTTGGTGACACACAAATAGCAGATGCTGACTCACAATATACCGCCGCATTTAATGGTATTTCATCTGAGGCTAAAGACGCTATGAGACCAGGCTCTAAAATAAGATGGAATGTCGGAGGTGCACAAACAAAAATTTATACTATAAAATCATTTCAAATTGGTACAGGACCGACTAGTACATCACATGATGATGCTGAAGTAACTTTTGAAGAAGAGTTTGGACAAGATGTTTTAGTATTATACGATGAACAAGATTACGAAGATAATCCTAGAATTGCTGTTTTAGCACAGGGTATAACGATAGAAACTTTAAATACTAAAGATGAAAGTGGTAAAGCTGAATACGCTGGTAAGTTTTTTATAAAATTACAGGCACAAACAAATTTACTAAATGAATTAGTTGACACAACAAACACTGACCAATTAGTCGCAAGATCAACAGTTAGATTTGATGGATATGACGATGGTAACTTTAACAACGCTGAAAGTAATAGTTACAGACAGTTTTTTATTGCATATGGAGGTAAAGCAGGAACAGATTCATCACAATTGTCTTCTTTATCAAGACCACTTAATCAAGGTGGTTGGGCTCATTCAACAGCTGGTTTAAGTTTACCTGCAAACTGGGAAGATGAAGGTTATCATTTTGTTCTACAAACCGAAAGAAAACTAAACGATAACAATAGTAATTATGGTAGCCATCCTTTCATAAAAAATTTAAAAGAAGATAATTATATAAGATTTAGCGGTTTTAAATATAGTGGAACTACAAGGTGGTTTGATGAAAAATATTACAAAATAAAAAAGATATTAAGAAGAGATTACACTGGGAGTGGAGATGATAATAATAATAGATTGTTCTTTATAAAACTAGACCAAGCTTTAGATTATGATTTAACATTCCGTGATCAATCTAGCCAGCAAAGTACAACGGGTAGAGGATACTCGTATGCAACTGTTTTTGATTTTGATAGATATAAAGCTATAAATATAACTAACCCTCCTATATTTGAGGTTGAGCCGAAGGATGATGTGGACATTGATATATATTATGAAACTCAAGAAGTTTTTCCAGTAAGCTCTATTACAACGGCTAAGAATTTACAGTACCATAACTGTTATAGTTTTGGTAATGGCGTAGAGTCATTTGTTATAAGAGACGATTACAATGCACCCGCTCTCGGCAAAGGGGTTAGGGTTTCAACTGTATTTGAAGACAATTATCAAGAAGAAACACTTAAGAGTGGTTTAATATATTCACAGATATACAACGGTAAAAGCTCTGTTAATAGATTAAATCAGTTTATTATAGCTGATAAAATTACTAAAAATTTAAATCCTGAATACGGCAGCATACAAAAGCTTTACGGAAGAGACACGGATCTACTTGCATTTTGTGAAGACAAAATTATCAAGATATTAGCTAATAAAGACGCTGTATTCAACGCAGATGGTAATCCGCAGTTAATTGCAAGCAATAGAGTACTTGGTCAAGCTATTATACCAGCTACATTTGGCTCATACGGCATCTCTAAGAACCCTGAAAGTTTTGTAGAGTTTACTTATAGATCTTACTTTGTAGACAAAGCCAGAGGCTGTGTATTGAGACTGTCAGCAGACGGTATAACGGAGGTTTCAAACTACGGATTAAAAGATTACTTTAGAGATAACCTTTCAATTCAGTCTAATAAAATATACGGAACTTATGACTCTACTAAAGGGCAATATAATTTAAGTCTACCCACAACAGTAAACACAACACTTTCCTTTTCTGAAAGCATAAACGGTTGGGTAAGCAGAAAAAGTTTTATACCAGAAAGCGGGTTAAGCTTAAACAATAAGTATTACACCTTCAATCAAGGGCATTTATATGAGCACCACAACGGGGCTACAAATACTTTTTACGGAACTAAAACTGATTCAGAAGTTACTTTCTTATTAAACGAAGCACCTGCTAATGTTAAAAACTTCAGAACTCTGAATTATGAAGGAGATGAGGGATGGTACTGTGATTCCATAATAACAAATAAACAAGATGGTCAAATATCAACGTTTATTGAAAAAGAAGGTAAATACTTTAATTATATATCGGGCATTGAGGAAAATGAAAATACTGTAGATACTAAAGCTTTTAACGTTCAAGGATTAGGCTATTTAACATCTCAAGCGTTGTCGGGTAGTAATAAAGTGTATACTTTTAATTTTGAATTAAACAAAGAAATACAATTAAACGACAAACTTTATTATGTAGATTCTTCTAATATAAAGCAAGATTTAGGTAGTATAACCGCAATAGATAAAGTAAATAAAACAATAACAGTTGTAGATGGCTTAGGTGTTCCACAGAGTAACGCTTACATGTTCTTTGTTAAGAACGCTAAATTTAACACTTCTGGAGTTTTAGGTTATTATGCTACTGTAAAAATGAAAAACGAATCAACTACGCCAAAAGAGCTTTACTCTGTTGGTTCTGAAATTAGTATAAGTAGTTAACGTGTAATTATAAATATAACAAAAACAATATAATATGGATCCAACAACAGCGGGGCTTGCGGTAAAAGGAGCTGCAAAGGCAGTAGGCGGTGTAGTTAAGACCGTCGGTTCATTATTTGGCGGAGGTAAAAGAAGAAGAGAGCAAAGAGAAGCTAAAGCAGAGCTAGGTAGATATAAAGAAAAATATGACCAATTAGATACTTCCAACCCTTACGCGAACATAACTAACCCTTACCAAAACTTAACAGTCAACACTCAGGCAGCTGATTTTGCAGCACAGCAAAATTCTCAAAATTCGGCTAATATAATGAGTGGATTAGCTGCTGCCGCAGGAGGTAGTGGTATTGCTGCATTAGCACAATCTATGGCAAATAGCCAAGCGCAGCAAACACAACAAGCTTCTGCTAGTATTGCACAGCAGGAATCTAAAAATCAAATTATGGCTGCTCAAGGTGAAAACCAAAGACAAATAGCTGTAGCAAAAGGTGAAGAGAAATCAAGACAAATGCAGGCGGATAAAGTAGGTACACAAATGGGCATGGCACAGTCAAGGGTAACTGCAGCAAATGAAGCTAGAGCCGCTGCAAAAGCTGATTTAGTTGGCGGTCTAAGTGATGCGGTTGGTGGAGCGGCACAAGCCTACGCAGGCACTGCTGCTGGCCAAGAGTTTTTAGAAGAACAAGTTGAAAACTAATATAATATGGCAACAAAAAAATCACAATCAATAAATTCTCAATTAATATCTGGAGCATATAAAGCGGCAAGATCTGGTGGTTATCAAAAATCAAATTTTAAATTAGATTTAGATGGTGTAGCAGATATGTTAACCGCGAAGGCGGCTGCAAATCAAAAATTACAAGAAGAAGCGGAAGAAATGTTAGATTTTCAACCAGCTCTTGGAAAGGTTGGCGAAAACGATCAAGGGCCATTATTAAATTATTTTAGTGGGGTTAAAAATCAAATGGCTGATATTCATACAGAAATGCAGGGAGCAGATCAAGAAACTAGAATTAGATTACAAGGTGAGTTAGCTAGGCTGAAGCAAACGGCGATTACAGCAAATGAATCTTTAACACAACGTTCTCAAATTTCAGAAGACTACGCAGAGGCTATAAATAAGAGAGAATTGACAGGAGCAATGGATAGTGTTAGAAGAGCTCAATTAAATAAAATACATATTGAAAAAGATTACGAGTTAATTTTAGAAAATGGTCAAACTTCTTATAAGCTACCAGACGGGAGTATATTAACAAATAAAGAAGCTAATGATTTTAAATTAAAAGCTTTTGATCAACAAAAGGCTATTACTGAATTATCTGAAAATTTCTTTAAAGATGGTTATCAAAACAAACCTTTAGCTCCTGATGCATTAGATATGACTCGCCAAAGCTTAATGAAAAATTTGACTAAAGATGCAATGGAATCTTTAAAATCTGATAAATTATTAGGCGGTCAAGATGTGATTATTGATGAAGAAAAAGAATATGCTGCTATTAATTTAAAATACGGGACAAATTATAAAGTTGGAGATAAATTACCTGAAGAGCACGAGCGATACGGTATAGCAAACAATATAACAGGTCATTTGAAGAAGGTACATGAATCAGGTATCAAGGATTATCAAGCTAAACAAAAATTAAAGAAAAATGGTAAGCTAGGAACATTCCACCAAAATATTGCAAATAAAAAATCTAATAAAGTAGATGCAATTAGTAACTTAAAAGAAGGCGATAATGCTATTAGTGGTTATGGTAGTAAAGATAATTTTTATGCACAGGCAGTTGGAGATGGAACTTATATAATTGTTGATAAAGACCTGGGCCCGATTAACGCATACCCTAACCCACTGTCCTTAGAGGAAACACAAGAAGCACTGAATTTAAATTAATAATATGGAGGAAGAATATTTGCTTGACGGCGAAATGTATTCTCTTGCTGATATTAAAATATTAGCAGAAGAAGCTGGTATCGATGATGCTAGTTTTATTCAAGAGTATGGGTTCAAGCCTAAGCCCGCTAAAAAAATAGAAGTAGATCCAAAAGTTGCAAAAATACAAGAGAAACTAGGGGTATCTGCAGCTCCCTCTGAAATTAAAGTTAATGAGAAAGATAAGTCGGCTGTGTTGAAATACATGGAAAGCTTAGACCCTGAATTTGAAGAAAAAGAATTTAGAAAAAAAGAGCAAGAAGGTGAATGGGCGATATCGACTAAAGCCGATAGTGGAAAGATATTTAATGCAGCATATAAAAACGCACCTAAAACAGAATATGGGACATTAGACTATAGTGATCCTGAGAAAATACAAAAATTTAGAAACGATGCTACCTCTCAATTCATTGGTTCTAATAAGGAGATTAACAAAACTATAATTCCTGAAATACAAAAAAAAGTACAGCCACTTTTAGATTCCTATATAAGCACAGCTAAAGAAAAATACGATTTAAATGATCCCAGCTCTGTAACGCAAGAAAATATTGATGCATTTTATAAAGATGTTAATGGCTATTATTCAAAATTGGTTAACAATTCTTTAATGAAAGACAAGAGGTTTTTAGGGTTGACGTCTGCTTTCAATAATCACATGGATGAAAATCCTATTTTAGGCGAGGATTATATGCAGTTTGTGCGAGATGAAAACACTAGTGATTTGTGGAGAAAAATAAAAGCAAGCTCCAATGTTACCCCCAATGTTTTTGATGATCTTTTTGTTACTGGTGTAGAGCAATTATATAGAGGGTCAAAAAATATATCTACTGATCTAAAAAAGTCTGCTAACGCGGGTTTAGCTGGCCAAACAGCTGAAAAAATGAATAGGTTTGCTTACACTAATGATCTCGCATCTAAATATGGCTGGGAAAATGAAACAGAAGGGTATTGGATTGAAGATCCTACCCAAAAAAGTAAAAGTTTTATTTTTACTCCAAAATTTCAAAAAGACTTAGGACATGAAAATGACAACACCACTTTTAAGCCTTCAGGCGCTATTGAGGGGACTTGGAGTGAATTTCAAGAAAAATTTAAGGGTAACGTAAAAAATACAGAACTTCAGTTACAAAAAAATCTAAGTAAAATATTAGATGAACAATTAGTAAATCAGGCTTTTGATATTAAAGCTTTTGATAAAATAATGGAGGGCGAGGATGTTTTGAAAAACACCGTTGCATTAATGGGTGAGCAACTTCCACAAATGGGGGCGGCAATTCTTACAATGGGTGTATCCTCCGGCTTGCAGATTGGAGGAGGTATTTACTGGGAAAGAATACAAGAGGAAGCGATATCTAAAAGAAAAAAAGACACGGGAGAGCCTGTAACAGCAATAGAAATGATTTCTGTTTTAAAAAATGAAAAGTTTTTAAATGATACAGAAGATTTAGCAATTGCGGGTGGATTTATTGGCGGTCAATTAGAAAGAATTGGTGCCGGAAAAGCTTTAAAACCTTTTGTTATAAAAGGAACTAAATCAATATTGCGGGGAGGTATAAAAAACTTCGTTAAAGATGTTGTGACAAAGGGTGTTAATAATACTAAAAACGGCCTTGCTGAATCATTAACAGAGGTTCTGCAAGAGGTAACTCAAAGCGTAGCTGTATCGGGCAAATTGCCTGAAGGGGAACAGCTATTTAAAGCTGGTGGTACTGGATTTATAGTGGGTGCGGCTTTTGGTACAACTGGTAATGTGATGCAACAATCGATTACTGAGATTAAAACGATTAATAACATGATCGCTGGCAAGTTAAACCCCAAAAGCGCAGAAGCTTTTTACAATGCTAAAATTGCTGAAATTGATGACTTGTTAACAAAGTACTCAGATAACCCAAAAGCTGTTAGTAATTTACAAGAAAAAAGAGATTTAATAATAAAAGCAAAAGAAGCTAATATTAAAATACCTAGTAATTTTTCTGGAAAAACTAAAGAAAAGATTTTAGATTTATTAGTAAAAAAAGGGGCTCTAGAAAATAAAATACAAGGCAAAGATAAAAAGCTTGTTGAAAAAGACTCTAATAAAATAATAGAAATAAATCAAGAGTTAGCAATGTTATCTGCCACGGAGCAGTTGACTATTAAAGCGACTCAAGCGGGAGCAGATGTAGCAGGCTTAGAAATTATAGAGGCTGAAAATTCAACAGAAGCACAAGAAAAAGCTGGTAAAAATAGTTTGTCGTTAGATGCTAATGCTACTGGTATCATTAGTGAAGATGGTAGGACTATAGTAATAGATAAATCTAAAGCCGCTAAATTTGGAGACGTAAATACTGCTGCCCATGAATTATTGCACGCGGTTTTATTTAAAACACTGTATAGCAAAAACAAAGATGGCGAAGTGGTTGGCAACAATGTTATAAGGGGACTAGCAATAGAGCTTGATAAAAAATTAGCTGAACTAGATCCAGATAAATTAAAAAACAGTACTTTTTCAAAAAGATTAGCGTTATATAAAAAAGACCCATCAAGCATAAGAGCAGAAGAAAAGTTAACATTATTTGCTGATGCATTATTTTATGGTGATATAAAATTTAATGAAGGTGTTTTTACTAAAATAAAAGATTTTGTAAGAAGACTTTTGCAAGACGCCGGATTTAAAAATATTTCTTTTAATAGTGAACAAGATGTATATAACTTTTTAAAGGATTACAACAGAGCTATTCAAAAAGGGAAGTTAGGAAAAGCTATAAAAACTATGGCAAATGAAGGGGCTGTTGTTGGGAAAGATATAAAAAGAGTTAAAGGGCCAGAGGCTGTGCCGGCTGCAAAATCTTCAAGAGTGGAACTATCTGAGGCAGCAATGGAAAAAAGCTTTGCTGCTCTTAATGAAATAAAAACTACAGAGCAATTTTTGTCCCCAAAAGGGCAAAGGGTGGTTTATGCTGGGCTAAGAGCCATGGCACAGGTTAAGGCTAATAAATTTAATTTATCTCCTGACGTTAAGGAGTCGTTAGCTTCGGAAATTTTTATAATGACACTTGAAGACGTGACAAAAAATCCTTATAATCCTCAAAATGAAAAAAGTCAGTTGTCTGGTTATTTAAACGAAAGAGTGGGGTATTCTTTGCAAGACATAGAGTTTGCAGATTATAAATTTTCAAGTCTTGATAATAAATTTTTTAATAAAACCAGTAATAAACAAGTTGAGGATTATAAAACAACAATTTTAGATGATCCAGCCCCAAGTGCTAAACCTGAAGCTCCTAAATATAGAAAAATAAAAGACAGTAAAATATTTCCGCCAAATGTTATAAATAGTGTTAAAAATAAACTTTTACAAACAGTAAGGGTTTTAAAATCTAAAATAGACGCTATAACAACTATAAACAAAAGTGTTAAACCTATTGTAGCTGAAATTAAAAAAGAAATGGGTAAACAGGGGGATATTGACATTAAGACATATATGGGCACTATGAAAACAGGCCTAAAGTCAAACTTTTTGAAAGCAAAAAAAGCTACCCTTGAAAATGCTCCTACAACATGGCTTGCCACAGCAATGCCTTTTGCAGTACAAAAGTCTGTAGGAGGAGTTTTTACTGACCAAGACATAAAAGATCCTATAACTGGCAAGGTTGTTGGAAAAGTTTTTAAACCAAATTACACTAGCGATTGGCAAGGAAAGAAAATAGATAGGGTTAAAAGCTCTACCGACGCAGCAGGCAATACTTCGGGAAATCAATTTATACGAAGATTACCGAATGTAGATAAAAACGTATCTAACGAGCAGTACATGACATACATACTTGATAAGAACGGAAAGCTAATAGCGGGTAGAAAAGAATCTTGGTCAAAAATGACAGCTGAAGAAATGGCCTTTGAAATTTTTGAAGAAGATATAAATGATGCAAATAGCGAATTAACAAAAGCTTTTAAAAACAACCAGGAAGCTAGGGGGGTTGTATTGGCTGACAACTATGCAGAGGTGCTAAGTAAGGACTTTGAAAGAGGAAATGTTAAAAGAAGTAGATCTTTAGGGTTTGGAAATTTAAAACCAATCAAACAAAACCAATGGGTTGCTGGCAAAGATAATTTTATAAACAATTTAATTAAATTAAATTTACCTAAAGCCACTACTGGGTCGGTTATTAAAGCGCATATAGAGGCATATGGCGATATTTTTACAAAGGAAGAACACATTAGGATTGGTAAAGAATTTCATTCGGTACTGGGCCCCGTGCGAAAGGTAGAAAAATTTGAAAAGAAATTAAAAAAAGATAATCAAACGCTTGAAGAATTTTTAGAAACAATAGTTAATCAAAAAGATTTTAATGAAAGCATAGTAAAATTAACCGGAGCATCTCTTGCTGTAATAGATTTATGGCAAGTTGAAGGCAACGTTGGGTTGGCTCAGGGTTTTGTTATAGAGGGATTAAAAGGCATGCAAACTGATGCAGCTTTGGCTTTGTTAAAAAACACTTTTCAAAATGCAAACAAAGTTGGTAAAAGAGATTACAGCAACACAGAAGAAGATTTTAGAGCTGATCTATTTACGGCTACGGAAATAATTCCCACGCTGAAAGCCGCAGGGCATGACATAAGTTCTTTCACCAGAACCACTTATACAGATAGTAAAGGTAAAGTTTTTCCAAGAAATATAAAAGTACAATCTACAATAAATCAAGAACACTTAGGTAATGATTTTGATACAGATGAGTCTATAAAAAATGCTGATGCCGCTTGGGAATTTACTACTAAAATAATGGAATCTTTAAAAAATGCGGATCCAGATATTCAAGCTATGGTTATGGCTTCTATGAATTCCGGGACCTCCACATCATTAAGGGCGGCAGCGCCTGTTTTATGGAGAACATCAGTATTACCTTATACTAAAACAAATAAATACAGATACGAACATTCATTACCAGCTAGAGTAGTGCTTGCTTTAATGTATAAAAATATTATAAATGGAGATAAATCAATTGATTTAGATGCTGTAAAAAAAGATTATTCAGTCGCTATTATACCACTTGAAATGGATAAAGCTATTAACAATGCTGGTTTCCAAAGGAGCGGCGCAATAGGATACGTTCCCGGTAAAATGGATCCAAACCAAAGATATTATAATTTTTTTACTAAAGGCTATGTTCAATTTGCTTTACAATCTTTAGTCGATTCTAAAGTAATTGTTGGTCAAAGCTATGCTAATTATTACAATTTAAAAAATAAGCCTAAAGCAAAAAACAAATCCATACCACCAATAATAAAACCTTCTAAATCTAGTAAAAGCTTAAACGTAGAGCTTAACAATATGATAGCTAGACAAAAAGGAGTTAAGTCGGAGGCTGTATATTCTAAAGTTGTTGCTAGAAAAAAAGGAGGAAACAAAGGAAAATACAAATTCTTTTTGCCTTCTACGGCAGAAGATTTCAGAGGATTAACACAATATACTTTTGCTGGCAAAGGAAAGCAAGGCGAAGCGGATCAAAAGTTTTTTGAAGATAATTTAGTTAAACCTTATCTAAAAGGTATATCAGCTATGGAATCTCAAAAGCAAGCTTTAAAAAATGACTACAGCTCTTTGTTAAAAATGTTTCCTAAAATCAAAAAACAATTAAATAAAGAAATTGCAGAAACTGGATTTACAAACGATCAAGCTATAAGAGTTTATTTATATAATAAATCTGGTTTTGATGTTCCTGGTATTTCTAAAAGAGACCAAAAGAAGTTAATAGATATTGTAAATAAAAATGAAAATTTAAAAGGATTTGCAGACGGGTTACAAAATATATCTAAAAAAGAATCCTGGGCGGAGCCATCTGAATATTGGGACGTTGGGAGTGTTTTAAAAGATCTTAATGAGCTTTCAGAAAACGTTAGTAGAAAAGACTATCTTGAAGAATTTATAACCAATGCGGACCAAATTTTCAATGAAGACAATTTAAATAAAGTTGAAGCGTTGTATGGTTCAAGACACAGGGAAGCTCTTGAGGATATTATAAGAAGAATGAAAAGTGGAAGCAATAGACCCGGTAATCCCGATAGATTAACTGGTGCTTGGCTTGATTGGGTTAATAATTCTGTTGGCACTATAATGTTCTTTAACAGAAGATCAGCTTTATTACAGATGTTATCGTTTACTAACTTTGTTAACTGGTCAGATAATAATCCGCTGATGGCTGCAAAAGCATTCGCAAATCAACCAGCATACTGGTCAGCATGGGCAAAAATATTTAATTCAGATAAACTAAAGCAAAGAAGAGGTGGTTTAAAATCCGATGTACAAGAACAGGAGATAGCTAACCAAGCCAAGAACGCTAAAGATAAATACAGTGCAGCTGTTTCTTATTTATTAAAAATTGGTTTTACACCAACACAAATAGCGGATAGTATGGCTATTGCAACAGGAGGTGCTACATTCCTAATAAATAGAACTAACACTTACGTTAAACAAGGCATGTCGAAAGCGGATGCTGAAGCAAAAGCGTTTGAAGACTTCAGTGCAATATCAGATGAGACACAACAGTCTGGGGATCCTATGTTAATATCTAAACAACAATCGAGTCATCTTGGTAGATTAATATTAGCATTTCAAAATACACCAATGCAGTACACTCGATTAATGAAGAAGGCTGGCCAAGATTTAATTAATAGAAGGGGTGATGCTAAAACAAATATTAGTAAAATAATTTATTATGGATTTGTACAGAATTTAATTTTCTCTACACTACAAAATGCATTGTTTGCATTACTCCCAGGGTTTGATCCAGATGATGAAGATGAAGAGAAATTCCAAAAAGTTATTAATACAAAGCAGGAAAGAATTATGAACAGTATGGTTGACACTATACTAAGAGGTAGCGGATTAGCTGGTGCTGTAGTATCAACTCTAAAAAATACTATTAACGAATACTATAGACAAGAAGAAAAAGGATCGTTTATGGCAGATCACACTTACACCTTATTACAGTTGGCTAATGTATCCCCTCCGATTGGTTCAAAACTTAGAAAAGTTTATGGGTCCATACAAACTAAGAATTTTGAAAAAGATGTTATAGCAGAAAGAGGTTGGAATTTAGATAGCCCTAAATATGAAGTCATCGGTAATTTATTATCATCTGGTTTAAATATACCGCTTGACAGGGCCGTCTCAGAAGTTAGAGGTATTACAGAGGCTTTAGACGATAGAAACACTGCTTACCAAAGATTAGCATTAGGTTTAGGCTGGAGGACTTGGGACGTTAATGCTAAGAATGAAGAACATGAATTAATAAAAACAAAAGCCAAAGCTTTAAGAAAAGAAGAAGGAAAGAAAAAAGCGGCTGAAACCAGAAAAAGAAAAAAACGAGAAAAATTAGCAGAAAACAAAAGACTATTAGAAGAAAGAATATCAAAAATTAAAGAAAAAAATAAAAATAAATAATTATGCCAAAAGATGCGTGTTACAAAAAAGTTAAAGCAAGATACAAAGTATTTCCATCCGCTTATGCAAGTGGAGCTATTGCAAAGTGCAGAAAGAAGGGCGCTAGCAATTGGGGAAACAAAAGTAAAAAGTAATGGCTGTTAGAAAAACAAAGAAAGGTGCTTCGTTAAAGCGCTGGTTTAAAGAGAAGTGGGTAGATGTTAGAACAGGTAAACCTTGCGGTAGAACAAAAGGAGATGGAAGAGGCGTACCTTATTGTAGGCCCAGTAAAAGAGTATCTGGTAAAACACCAAAAACATCTGGTGAAATGTCTTCATCTGAAAAAGCAAAAAAGATTAGAGAAAAGAAAAGCTTGGGCCAACCGAAAGGCAAGCCACGAAGAGTAAAAAACGTTAAAAGGAATAAAAAATAGGTGATTACATATATTATAGAAACTTAAAACAATTATGGCTCAAAAAATTTCAGAGAACACAGAAGTACAATTAGATTTAAAAACGATTGGAATGTTGGTTGCGGGCGCGGTGAGTTTAGCAGCCATGTATTTTACTTTGCAAAAAGATATAGATCTTGCAAAAGAATTACCTAAACCAGAGGTGAGTAGAACAGAATATGATTTAAAAGATGAACTGGTTAGAACTACTATTATGGATATTGACGAAAAAGTTCAAGATAATAGTGAAAAACTAGATAAAATCGACGACAAACTGTTCACAATTATAAACAAATAAAATGAAAAAGATTCTAATAATATTAAGTTTACTCTTTACAATTGCAGGATATTCACAATACGAAGTACTGCACATCAATTCTTCTTGGAATTCAAGACATAACCTCGACCTTGCAGGTATTAAGTATGCTAAGGTAAAATATTTAATACTAGAAGAACAAACGCCTTCATTTAGGCAACAAATAAAATCTGTTCCAACTATTTTAGTTTTACACAACGGTAAACCTAAAGGGCAATGGAGTGGTGGTATAGCATTGAAGTTAAAGATAACAAAGGAAGATATAGAAAACCATATCGAAAGATTAAAAGCTCAATAGATGAGTAAGATAAGCGAACATATAACAAAGAAAGAAGCCATATTTAGTGCGACTGCATTAAGGAAAGGTATAGAGAATGAGCCTGGAGAATACGAATTACAGAATATGGAACTTATTGCTGAAAAAGTATTTGAACCATTAAGAAAAGCTGTAAATGGCCCAATAAAAATTAATTCATTCTTTCGTTCAGAAGAATTGAATAAAGCAATCGGTGGAAGTAGTAAGTCACAACATTGCCAAGGAAGAGCAATGGATTTGGATGACACTTACGGCTACATGTCTAATAAAGATATGTACCATTACATAAAAGAAAATTTAGATTTCGATCAAATGATTTGGGAATTTGGAACCGAAGATAACCCCTCTTGGGTTCATGTAAGTTATGTAGATGCTGATTCTAATAGAAAGCGTTGTTTAGAAGCTTACAAAGACGAGAACAATAAAACAAAATATAAAATAATATAATGAAATTATGGAAAACTGTCCTTTTTGTAACGGCCACTCTGGTTGTTGTTAGTTGCGGAATACAAAAAACACCGCCTGCACCACTATCAGGTCCCTGGTTAGATGTTCCTTCTACTGTTAAGATAGATACATTATCTTATACAAGATTAAATTGGAAGATGAGAAATAGCTTTACATTTAGATGGAACTACGCTAAGTTTGCATCTAATCAGCCGTTCTCATTTTATTCTTCTGCATCGTTTGCTAGATTTTGGAATCCGTTTAATTCTTTTGATATGTATTGGAATAGACATAATTTCTGGTACGATTGGGCTTTTGGTTACCCTTATTTTAATTATCAAATACCAAGATATTATATGTATGAACAGCCTCGTAATGTAGCTGTAATGAAAGGAAGGAGAAATAGTATTAGAAAAGTAAGAGAAGATAAAGTTAATATAGTAGCTAATAGATTAAGAAACGAAGTAAAGTTAAATAACAATAGACAAGAAAGAACATGGAATAATAAAAACAAATTTGTTCCAAGAGAAAATCCTAATAATAATTTTAATTCTAAAATTACTCCAAAAGAAAATCCAAGGCCAGATATAAGGCCAAGTAGATCTTTAGTTAATTCAACTAAAATATCTATGAGAACTCAAGTTAAAAATAAATAAAAAAAAGGGGCCTTAAAAAAGCCCCTTAAATTTTATCCATCACACGCTAAGCAATTTTCATCCATTGCATTCTGTGCAATATCACCTCTAAGAACTGATTCAGTTCGCATATAATATAAGGTTTTAATACCTTTCTTCCACGCTTCATAATGAACTTTATTAATCCACTTAGGTTCTGCAACACTCGGGAATGCTAAATTTAAACTAACAGATTGATCTATATACTGTTGTCTTATTCCCGCTTGATTAACTAATTCTAGTTGATTAATTTCCTTAAACGTTTTAAATACTTCTTTCGCTGGTGTTTCCCATTTGCCAAGCTTAATATCATCAAGCTCTTTAACACCTTGTACGGAACCAGCATCTTTCATTATCTTGTTCCATACTTTATCAATATTAATTTTATATTTCTTTAATACTTTTAATAACGCAGGGTTCTTGCGAATGAAAGTACCCTTTGCACTTTGTTCTGTAAATACGTTTGCAGCCCAAGGTTCGATTCCAGGACTAACGTTGCCACTAAGCTTGCTGTTAGATACAGTAGGAGCAATAGCCCGCAAATGAGTATTCCTAAAACCTGAACCACGGCACCAAAGAGGTTCGCCAAATTCTTCCGCAAGAGCCATTGAAGCTCTCTCACTTTCAATTTTAATTTGTGAAAATATTTTTCTTGTTTCATATTGTGATAGTAATCCTTCAAACGGTAAACCTTGATCTTGCAAATAAGTATGCCAACCAAGTACGCCTAATCCTAACGCCCTACCTTTTTCAGCAGATCTTACAGAATTATGAAAGCCAACTTTACCTTTGGATTTTTGTATAAATTCTTCTAATACACCATCTAAAAACCAGATGCTGTCATAAATAAGATTAGTGTTTTTCCACTCCTCATATTTAGCTAAATTCAAACTAGACAAGCAACAAACAAATGAATGTGATTCATCTGTATGTAATGTAATTTCACTACATATATTTGTCATGTGAACTTTTAAACCATGCTTTCTGTATTGCTCTGGATTATTTTTGTTTGTATTTCCCTTAAATAATATATAAGGTTCTCCAGTTGCTTTACGCTTTTGTAAAAGCTTTCCCCATTTTTTTCTTGCTTCAACATCTCCGCTTTCAACTCTTCGCATGAACTTGTCGCCGACCACAGCGCACTGGTGGAGGTTGAGCGACTGACGATTAACGTCTCCTTTAGGTTCTCTAATTTCAAGCCATTCCTCAAAGTCGGGATGCTCAATATTGATATTAACTGATGCTGCTCCTCTTCGGACAGATCCTTGATTAGTGGCAAGTATTGTTGAATCGTATATCTTGCAAAAAGGCACCACGCCGTCACTTGTTCCATTTCCATTAATTGTATCGCCAGCGGGTCTGATTTGATTTATACCAATGCCAACTCCACCGCCGTGCTTAGCGAGTAACATCATCTCTAAATTCTTGCTTCCAATATCATATATTGAATCAGCAACATCTATACCAAAGCATGATATAGGCAACCCTCGATCTGAACCAGTGTTTGATAACACAGGGGAGGCTAAACACAGCCAACCATTCCATATGTATTCAAAAAATGTTGGAGCAAGTTCTGGGCGTCCTAAACGCTTCGCTACAGTTTCGCACACACGATTATATGCGTCTCGTGGGGTTTCTTCTTTAATCAAATATCCTCCACCAATTGTTTTCTTATAAACATCGGTTTCACCCCAAGCAGGATAATCAATTCCTTTTTTCCAATTATTGTTCCACATCTCTTTTTTCTAAATCTTTAAGTTCTTCAACAAGCCTATCCCACTCCTCTTGTCCAATATGTAATTGAAAAGAAGTAAGTGTACCTTGAGCTAACATTTTAATAGCATCTAAATCTTTTAATGCCCTTGTTAAAGCACCACCCAAGACTTCTACTTGTTCTTGTAATTGTTTAATATTCTTTTGTACTCCCATATTATATAATTAAATGTTTAATCCAGGCTATAAGCCCATTAATATTTAAAGCAACTAAATTCCATTGCTTACGAGATGCAGTCTGCACACCAACACAAATAAAACCAACTATGTATAAAGTTGGCTCTATCGTCCATTGTGCTGCTACTAGAAAACCAGCTCCCATATAACCTATACGGGTAGCTAATCTTTCACTAGGTTTTAGTTTTCTTTTTCTTTCTATTAAAAACCTTAGCAGTCTGTACTTTACCATACGTCTTCAAAATCTTCGCCTTCATTTGCTTTACTATAGTCAGTCGGCCTAATAGCGAAAAAATCAGTGTGAGTGTGACCCCCAGTAAGATGGTCGAACCAAGCCATTTTATCAATTGACTTTTGGTCATATTCGAATTTAAACTTTCCTTCTTGTTTATAACCCAATTCTTGAAGTTTATCACCTGTTCGTTTTTTAATAAAGTGTTTAAGATCATATTCTGTTATTCCTTCAATATCACCCATTTCGAATAACTTACTTATGTAAGTCATTTCAGCATTATGCATTGTTAAAGCTGCATCGTATATATGCTCCTTGCATTCTTCTTTTAATCCTGGTATTTGAGAACACATGTGTCTAAATAATTGACAACCCATTTTAGAATGTAATGACTCATCTCTTACAGACCATTTCATTTGTTGTCCAATACCTTTAAGTAAGTTACGCATTTGAAAACTGTATAGCACAGCAAACGCAGAATACAAACTAACGCCTTCTGCAAAGGCTGAGAACGTAGCTAACGATTTACCTATACCCACAGGGTCATTACCTTCATAAGCAACTAAGTTATCGAACCTAGCGGCTGTTGCGGGCTCATGTAAGAACGCTTCGTAATCTTCTAAGCCTAATGTTTCATTCAAGTAACTATAAGCTACTGCGTGAATTGTTTCTTGGCTTCCGAACATCATAGACATTTGTTGTATTTCGTGTTTAGGAAACCAACCAACGACTTTTTGTGTCCAGTAATCTGACACAGCGCATTCAGTTTGAGCAAAGCCTAGCAAGATATTTCCTACTAGGTTTTTCTCTTTATCATTTAACTTTTCGTTCCAGTCTTTTAAATCACCTGACATAGGAATTTCCGTATGCAACCAAAACGCTTGAGCCTGTTTAAGCCAGCCTTCTGTATAATATTCCGGGTATTCAAATGGTTTGTACGGGATTCTTTCTGTAAATAAAGGTGCTTTCATATTAATTTTTTATTTCTATTGCTATATCTACAAACGGTAGATAAAATACGTGTTGTGTGTGTGTTGGGCCTTCATAAGTTCTAGCTCCAAATAATACTCCTGGATACGTGCCTAAAGCCATGCTCCAAGTTCCAGATGGTTCTTCATTTTCATCCATAACATTTTATATTATATTGTTCATGTATCATTATAAGATCTTTCCATTTTAAATAGCCTCTCTTGTTTACAGACCATTTAATATACGTGTCTATTTTACGTTCTTTATATTTCGTTCGAGCTAAATGCTTTCCGGAAATTTTATTAGTTCTATTACCTGATCGCATTCTTTTTGATTTTGTGGTTTATATAAAGTATAGCCTGGGAATTGTTTAGTCATTAAATGTTTAAACAACTTCCATCGTATCGGAAAAGACTCATTTGGTCTACCTTTTGTTTCTATTATAAAGTTATCGCCAATAAAGTCTGGTGTATATTTAATCGGTAGTATTCTTTTACAACCTCTATTCTTAAATATTCCTTTGCTATTAGCTTGCCTTTCGTATACTTTGTTTTCAAAATGAAAACCATTAATTAAAACAAAAGTTTCGCCTTCGTATTTAGTTCTTATATTAGCCACTTTAAGAGCTTTGTACATATATTTTTCTAAACCAGAAGCGAATTGGATCCCGTCATAAATAACTTTCTTAGCTACAACGGGACCTCTTTTTCTTTTATATACTCTTTTCTTTCTCATATGTTTCTTTAGCTTTTTGTAAATACAAAACAGCATCCATAAGTTCTTCTTGTAAATGATTAAGCCAATCAACTACTTTAGAAGGATCATCGTCAAGTGTAATGCCGTATTTTTTATAGCCTACATCTGATCGTTGTTTGAATTTGTCTACGACTCTTTCAACAACAGGATCTCTGAATTTACACTTACAGCTCATCTTTGACGAATGTTCCGTTAATCATTTTACCAGTTCTAGCATTGATAACTTTGTAAGCATCAGCGATACATTCTTCAATGGTAACACCTTTTAAATGTGCAAGGTTAGTTAACACTACAACTATATCACCAATAGCATCAATAACCTCTGGTTGATCTTCTTTAAGCAATGCTTTAGCTAACTCACCAGCTTCTTCTTGAAGCTTAACATATTGAGTCATAGGATCACCCTTTTCATATAAGCCTCTTTCTTCAGCCCACTTTCTAATTTTCTTAAACATCATTAATTCTTTCTTTGGCATTGTTAAACCGCCAATTGTATTTAATGGTGCGAAGTGTTTTTTAACTGCTTCAAAATAGTTTGATAAGGATTTGTTGTACACATAGCTTCTTTCGCTATTAAACATAGATGTTTGTACATTTTTCATGATCCATGTAATAGAGTCTGCATTTATATTAAACTCACCATGATCTGTTTTCCAGCGCATTCCTAAACTATCGTTTAGTCTTCCCTTAAGTTTATTCACTGGACAAGGGAATGTTGTTGTTTGTTCGGTTACGTTTACTTTCATTTTAAATAAATTTTTATAAGGTTTAATATCTACTTTATAGCCATAAGACGTTTGAAGTTCTAGTTCTTTCTTTGATATATAATTTATATCGTCAGACTGATCTAAAACTTCGTATTCAGTAGGCTTATAACCCTGCGTTAGCGTAACTCTTTTATTAAGATCACGTGTAACGCCGATTTTTTTACCCGGAATATGATATAAATAATACATCATTTGCCAACATTTAATTTTGCTGGTATTGCAGGCAGCGGGTTATAATTAGATATTGTTATTAATTCTTTACTCGGTATATACAATTCACCATCAACAATATCAATACCCTTTTGTAAATTCAATTCAGGTAAATCATTTGTTTCTCTTCTGTATGCATAACAATTCGCCGCATCAATATGGTTTTTATATATATGACAATCACCCAACTGAGCTATTAATTTACCAGGAGTATATTCTGTTTCTTTACATAACAACTCTAATAATAAACCATACATAGCTATATCGTAAGGTAAGCCTAAGAATACATCAGCAGATCTTTGTATCCACATTAAATCCATTTTACCATTGTTGATATAAACTTGAAAAGCGTAATGACAAGGAGGCAAGGCCATATGTTTTAATTGGCCAACATTCCAAGCATTAACCATTAATCTTCTCGAGCTTGGATTTTCTTTTATATTCTTAACTAAATTCAATAACTGATCTTCATACCTTGTGTAGTAGCCATCAGTTATTTTCCACTTACGCCATTGCGCGCCATAAACAGGGCCTAATGTTCCGTCTGTTCTGCCTGATCTTTTATAATCGGCATCCCAATAAGTTACATTATTATCCTGTAAGTATTTCATATCTGTTTTGCCATGCAATATCCACAGTAATTCTGTTCTTGCAGAATTGAAATACATCTTCTTGTTTGTTAATAGAGGAAAGCCTAAGGCCATATCGTGAGTAAGTTGTCTACCAAATACAGATTTAGTTCCTACTCCTGTTCTATCATCTTTATCAACACCTGATCCTAATATGCCAGACACTAATCCCCTATATTCATTTTCTATATTTATCATAATAATATTTACACATTTTATAGTATTCTACCCAAAGGGTTTCTTTATCATATACATAGGGAGCAAAGTTACATTTCTCTCCTTTAACATATGAGCCTAAGTTTATACATATCTTCCATTGACCATCTTGTGGTGTAGCCCAAGGTGATATTCTTATGTTGTTTCGTGTACAATATAATTTCCACTCTTGTTCTTCCGGGCTTGGTAAGTATGGCGGAAGGTAATTTGGTTTTCTTCTTTTGTATAAGCTTTTCATAAATCCCAGGGCATAGGTTCATTTTCGTGTATAGCAAGTTGATGTGGTATAAAACAACCAGATCTAGGCTCCCAAGTAAAATGTGCTTCAGCACCATTCTCTCCAAGGTTTTGGAATTTTACTTTAAGAACTTTTGCTTTAACAGTTTTATTTTCATAATCCCTGTGAACTAATATACCGTGATAAGATGCATCATACCATTCGCCTCCTCCTTTAATGTTGTACATTGTTGGCTCTTCAATCTTGCCGTTACTGTCTTTATACATTTTAGTTGGATGAGCTACTACAAATACAAGTACATCGTACTTTTTAGCAAACGTTTCAATCTTAGTTAGATACTCCATAGTGTATCTATTGACGTCTTCAGTTTTACAATCAACGTCCCTAACTTTATTAAATGGATCTATAACTAAACATTTAATACCTTTACGTTTTACTAGCTCAGCACCTTTCCTTAATACTGATTCTAAAGTATATCGTTCCATATCGATAAAGTAAAAGTTATCATTAACGTGATCCGCTACTTGATTCCATTTATCTGTACCAATATCGTTTTTCTTTGGCATGTCTTGCCAAACTTTTCTCATTAATTTATGAGCATGTAAATAGGTTGGTGCATTCTCGGGAGATGCAAATGCTGTTTTCCATTGATACTTTTGATTGTATCCTACAACCATCTGATCAACGAAGTCAGATTTTCCGCTAGATGGTATGCCAGTAACAGTGATAAACTGCCCAGTGTAAGTACTAAAAATATCATCAAAATTAGGTAAACCAATTTGATACCCACGTTTGAAACCATTCTTAACAAAGTCTGTAATTTCATCTTCTATGTCTTTAAAAGTTGTTACATTTTCTAATGGAACTGGTCTTGCTCCTTCAATACGTTTAATTAATTTCTCTTTACCGTATTTTATTAAATATTCATTTGCATCTTTGCAATCTTCAAATGTAGCTATGTAACAAACTTCTGCTCCGAGTCTTCTTATAAATTCTTGTTGTAGTGCTTGACCTGGTTCGTCATCATCTACAGCTAGTATTACTCTTTCTTTATTGTCAAAGTAATCTATACAGTTATCCAAATAATCTAAATTATTTGAATTTAGTGTTGCTCCGTTTGGAACAGATACTGCGTTAGTTATTCCAGCTTCATGCAACGCTAACACGTCCATCTCACCTTCTGTTATAACACAGTCTTCATATCCGACTATACTATTTATATTGTAAAATACTTTTTCAGCACCTTTATATAATTTGAAATTCTTTCTGCCGTCTCTATATTTTACATTGATAAGCTGTTCGCCCATCAAATAGTTAAATTGAATTGTATTCTCGGTCTTGCCGGTTTGTGGCATAAACTCAGGACCCTCACCAACATTTAAGTCAGTAAGAGTCTTCTGAGAAATACCTCTTGTGTTAAACCATTCAACTACTTTGCTTGCTGGAGGTTTTATCTCTACAGTTTCAGGTCGTACGTAGACCTTTTCACTTCCGCCTTTACGTTCGTAAGTGTGCAATTGAAACGATGAATCACAATGATGACAAGTACCCAATCCTCTTTCCCAATCGTAAGAAGCACACTTTTGCTTTCTATTTTCAGGTTTTCTATCAGACGAACACAGGGGACAAATCCCCTGCGCTTTACCAACATCTAAATCGTGTTGGTTAAACTGGTCGATTAAAAAACCATTAATCTCCGTGTTGTTTACTTGCATTTATTTAATTTAATTATTGTCTCTACAATCTGGACATATGTCACAAAACTCATATTCATCTTGTGACATACCTTGTCCACACATTTCACATTTCATTAGAAAGGCAAATCATCCGCTGGTGCTGGAGCAGCTACAGCTTGCGCTGGCTGATCTGATCTTGGTGCAGCACTAACGTTATCACCATTTGTCCAAACTACTTGAACATTACCTAAATAAACTTTAGGATTTTTAGCTTCTCTTTCCTCTTTGGATTGAGCAACTACAACCGGTCCTTGATTACCAAACTGATCAACTTCATCGTTTATAGTAATTGTAATAGGTAAATACTTACCCTTCTTACCAACAATGATCTTGTCTTTTGGTATCTCGTTAAGGTTGATACTTGTTTTAATTATACTAGCCATATTATACTGCTGTTTGAAATAAGTTATTGAACATAGTTCTTAGCTCAGTAGTTCCTACTGTAGCCCCTGTAGCTTGTAACCTTCTACGAAAGTTATCGGCTTTTTTGCTATACGCATGCAATCCATCTTTAGACGTATTGTTCGCATAAAACTCAGTTGTTGGGAAAGTCATTCCCGTCATTGCACATAATTTAGTTGTTGCTTTTTTTCTTCTTGCCATAATAATAAGGGTTTTAAAGGGTTAAATTCATAAAATATTGCGAAGGTTCAAATCCTTCTGTCTTAAAAAATAAGTCGTAAGCCTCAGTGGCTCTTTTAACTTTAGCCTCACCTGATCTGTAAAAATCTGGTGAGCAATCAATAACTGCTATTTGGTGAGTATTCTTATCCATAACCATAAACACAAATTCATAGCCAAATAATTTACTATAAATATAAGCTTGTGAATCGTAGTTGTAACGGTAAGCAGAACGCTTGAAAGAATTTATATCGGAAGTGGTTTTCAGGTCAATGATTAGTTGATCATCATGGTTTATGATGTCAGCTTTTCCTTTCCACATATTTCCTTCAAGCTCTACTATACCAGGCTTCTCATACTCAACGTCAATACCACGAACTAAGCCGCGACAAATGTCGTTTTTCATCAGTTTTTCGGTCATCAATTCTATCTTGTCGACCTCATGTTGTAATAAACACAACTCGCCACCAGACATTTCTTTGTAGTGTTTTGTATTTCTTGTACTGCTTTCTATTATCTTAAACTTCTTAAGTTTATCAGGTTCTAGTATTGCAGTGTGGAAATAACCACCAACTAAAAATGCAGATGACATTTTTGATTGTTCGCCTAAAGCTAAAGGATTAGTAAGCAAAGTAGATATATCACTGTTACTCAAGAATTGTTTACCAAACTTGCCGTAATAATGTTCATCTTCTTTTAACTTTTCTAATACCTTTTCTTTTTTCATTTACAATGTAGTTAATTCAATTAGTTCTTTTTTAACATCGTTTGTTAAATTATACTTGTTTTCAATCACTGCCATTTTACCGCCTGCTTTTATATAGTCTAAAGCTTTTTGAAATTTGGGATCTTTTACGTTCTTTATTTCAGCTTTGATTGCGACTGGTTTAGCTGCTGTAACTTTGCCGTGACTGTTTGTTGCGTCACTATCTTGAGTGTCGTCTATTAGTAATAAGTTGCCAAGTGCATACTTTTTACCGTAACTCGATGCACTACCAAACTTCTGAGGTGTTTGCATACCCTTTTGATTAAGGTCTACACCAACTAAAGCTGTAGCTTCCAATTCCATACCTTTCTCATCTTGAATAACTGCTGTGCTTTCAAGTATAGGCATAGGATCACTTGAGATTAATCTTTCTTTAATCCTTACTGATACTCCTAGCTCTAATAGATAGGGTTTAATTGATTCGAGAATGTCTTCGGCTGATCTGAAGTTGTATTTGCCGAATGAGTTAAATCTACTTTTCTTCGATTTAAATTTTGTCTGAATGGTTGACAGTTTTTGGTTTAGGGTCATAATATATTATTACATGTTTTTAATTAAACTTAAATTCGTTATTTACCGTAACCTACAGGTAATCAAGCACTTGCGAGCTGTCTACGTTGTCGATTAAGGTTTGTATAGCATCACGTTTTATTTGTGAAATTCTTACATGAGCAGTGCTCACACTAATTCCAACTTGAGTGGCTATATCGTTTGCAGAATGCTTATCACAGTCTAAACCGTAACTTAGCCTCAATACATTATATTGTCTTTCATCTAAATGCGTTCGCATTAAACCCAGCAAATAAGTATTTAATAAAGCTATGTTATATGGTTCGGATTTGTCTATTACTTGATAAGCTAAATTTTCATCATCATTAGGGCTAGCATCGATTGAAGAGAATACTGAATTAAAGAACATTGCAACAAGCTTTTCATCTTTAGGATTCTTGCGTATTTCATTTAATTTATGTTCAGGTATTCTTATCTCACCTCTGTTCATATCAACGGCTCGTCTGATTGCTCCCTTAATTCGTTTAGATAAAAACGATTTAAGTGTTTTTTCTTGGTCTTCAGATTTCAATAGTAATTCTCTGTCTAGTTTATTTACTGCGGCAATTAATGCATAATTACCATCCTGTATTAAATCTAGTATAGACAGTATACCCGATGCTTGATTAGTTGTTGATTGTTTTCTCGCTATGTTTTCAACTAGCGGTAAGAAGTTTATTATTAATTCTTCATTAGTTAACTTAGTATAATCACCGTCAATTGGTTTATTAACTTCTTCAATTGCATCTTCAACTTCTTCTTTATATTTTAAATATATTGGTATGTTATATTTTTTCATAGTTCATTATTAAGTAGTTCTTTTTCTGTTTTCAATTGATTGCCCATATTTCTGTGTATTGTTCTTGTGGTACAACTTAATAACTTGGCTAGTTTACTTATTGTTATCTTTTGCTTTTCGTGATTGAGATCAAGCATACATTGGTATATGTCGTCTTCTGAAACTTTTTTACCTTTACCAATTAATTTACCTACTATGCTTAGCTTCTGTGATAATGTTAAACCTGTCCCGTGTTTGAATATTACTTTACGTATTCGATTACGAGGAGGTGTATCACCGATGCCAAGCACTTCATTAATCATATTGTCAAGTATTTTTTGTTTCATAAAGAATGTAACAAAACCGTTTTCTTTGTCTGCAATAAAATTAAATATGGACCGCATATCATCATCAAGTGAGACATCATCTCCTTCGATGCCATCCGCATTTAAATAGTATAAAACTAAAAAATGCCACTTTAATGATTTATATGTAGTTATCTTTGCTTTACTGCGAAATAGATTGTAGCATTGGAACGTACCTTCCGCGTAGTAATCATATAGATTAGTTGATTCGGTTGGTAGGTCTGAGATAGGGTTACGGTAATATATAACTTGCCTATCGTTCAGCCACTTTAAGTTTCTATCTTGTGACATTAGCTTATTACTAATTATTATTTATTAGCTTTCGTCGCTCTTCTCGGCTTTTGAAATTTCTTTATTTTGTTTGCAATGTTAAAAACATTTGCATTTATTAAATGCTTTGCATTTTTTGTTGTTTTACTCATTTAATTCAATTTTAATGTTATTCCATTTTCCCATAGTGCCAACGTTAACAAGAAAGTCAATACGTTTAGTAAAACGTTTATTCATTCTGTCTTGTACGGTCCAGTCACCATCAAATTCTCTACTTATTCCTTCTATGCAGACGCTCGCTCCAAACGTGTAACCCAACTTTTCAAGGTCTCGAGAAACCGCAATCCATCTGTGCCCAGCAGGGTTATCAGGATTAATATGTTTCATTGAGGCAGTGACGAATGGAGTGCTGTCTGTCTGTTCAATTACCGCATGGTAAACCGTAGCGGTCACTAACTCCCCGAGGAATAGTGTTAAAATTATAAGCTGTTTCATTCTTATTTATTATTTTTGCTTTTTCTATTATGTAATACGTCCAATACCCGTGTATAGCATTTGACCGTTTGAACTCGTCAGGCATACACTGTGGTGGTTGCTCAAACTTGTTGCCAAGTGGCATACCTACAGGACAGTTTTTCAATACATCAAAACATTTTTCAATACTTAAATGTCGTTTGTTATATCGTTTAGTGTACTCATTACCGAGCGCTAGCATGTGTTCAAATAACCAATAGTACTGTGCACTTGTTTCACGGCACCATATACTTGAAGGGTGGTTGTAATGTGCTTTTTTATATGGTATATAAGAAGCATCATAATCTCGCTCTTCTGCATAATGATGATGGGCCGTACAGAGCATTTGGGCGCTCTCTAAGATCATTTTAACTTTGTGTTTGTCATAAACATAACTCGCTGCTAAATGAGGGTCGTCGTGTAAATAAAATATATTCATGCTTTATTAACTCTATTATAGTGTGTGTCTAATAATATGTTAGCAACTTCTATGCTTATCATATTTTCGTTGTATAATTGCCATATAACTTTACTCATAATTGTATATTTCTTCAAGTTCACATATTAACATTTCATCTATTTCTTCTATAGAAAACCTATAAAAGTTTGGGTGTGTGTATGCTTTAGTCCAAGGGTTATTCATAATTTCTAATGGTTTTAAATAGTGGGTGTCTGTAACTACCGGCTTTAGTGCGTTCGAAATAAGTGAATGTAGCTCTCTGGCCTATATAGTCGCTGATGTTATTCAGTATGGCAGCTAAGTCTTTGTAACTGTAGCCTTTGCCGGGAGGGCAACCGAATCTGTTACCGTCGTCGTCCATCATTAAGAACTTACCGAGTGTGCCTTCACGTTTACCTTTACCGATTTCGTAACCAACAATAGTAGCTTCGGTGTCGCTGAAGTCTTTAAACTTTTGTAAGTTATAAGATCGTTTTTGTTCGTAAGGTTTATCAAGACGTAATATAGAACCTTCATAACCTTGAGGTAGAAAAGCATTGTGATGTAAGTCTAGTGCTTCTTCATACTTGTTGACTAAATACGTTGGCACATATTTAATACAGTAGTTGTACATATCAGAACAAGCTAGTTGATCAGACCTGTAACTGTAAGGCTTATCCATGACTGTTTCTATATAGTCATAGCAGTGAAACTGTATTAGCCTTTCAGCTTCAGCTTTATCAGCATCAGTTGGTTTTTGTTTTCTAACTAATGATATAATCTTTTCGAAGTCATCTTTAAGATCATGGTTGTATAATTCACCGTCGAGCACGACATCTACATTAGCATAGTCAAAGAAAAATTTGTTTAACGATAGTTTAATGTGTTCAAGATTGTGAAATTCTTTACCTGTACGTGAGAAACATCTAATGTTTTCTTTGTCGTCGACGTATATAACACACCTTACGCCGTCAAGCTTGGGTTGAATGTATACTTTCTCGGACCAGTCGACAGGTTTTTTGTCTACTTTGTATGCGAGCATTGGTTTTATCATAATTCTTTTTTTATTTTATTTATTCTTTTTTTAATTAATGCGGCTTGTTCGTATTCTTCGTTAGCCTCGTATTCTTTCATTACACCAGTCAAACTCTCTATTTCTTCAAGTAATAAATCATTTGTGCTGTAATACTTAGATTCCTGTTGTCGTACGACATCAAGCCCGTAAGTTGCTGTTTCAGGATTTATAAACTCATTGTATAAATCGGTACGTATTCTGCGGTATAGCATTTTGTATTCGTCGTCTGTCATATATTATTATTATACATTTGCGTTCGTGTTTATTCTGTGTCGTTTAATTCTTTTTCAGATTCAATTTTGTCTTGTACTATTATATATTGTTCATGAAGTAAATCATCGATATATAATTCGTCGTAAATTTCTTCATCAACAAATATATCAAGACCATCTTTAACACAACTTATAATTTCATCAACCAATCCGTTAGCATAGTAATAAACATTTTCAGGGTTGAAACCATAATCGTCGTTTGCATGAGCCCAATATACTGTGTAAGAGTCTGCAGTATATACAGATTCAAAAATATAGTCACAAGTATTAGTTCCCATATAATCGGTTGTTATTTTAGAGTTGTAATAATCTAATATCCAAGTCTTTGCTTCTTCAGGTGTGACATCGTGCATGTCTTCTTTATATATTTTTTCCATATTAATCTAGTAATACCATATAGGCTTTAGGGTTATTTGTTCTGAACCATGACAAACCGTCTTGCCAGTTTTTAATTACAGAATCATTTAAATTTGTTGAGGGTATCATTGCACACCCCATAACAAAGTCGTACATACTTAATTCTAAGTTGTTAAGTTCGTAGCTTTCGCCAGAGAATGGATTTGTTACACTATCGCCTTGATTGTATACGGTTCCATTAAACCATTTAGGTAATTTATTTTCTTTCATATTAAATTTATTTTTTGCTTCATAGGTTTTATTTCTTTATTCCACTGTGTGTAGCCTGCATTAGGTTCTGCATATTTTTCTATTATTTTATTAGGACTACCTACAAATATATTTTTATTTGAGTAGTTATCCCAACAACTTATCCAAACATCAGGTTTACCAACCCATATAATCCATGTATACTGGTGGTCAACTGATGTGACACTAGGATATAAATATTGACTGTTGTAGTGAAAGTCGTGTGCTAAATGGCTTGCAATTCTAGAACCATCACCAAATTGAGTGAAGCCTTCATCTTTTTGCATGTAGTTTACCCAGTTAGCTAGCTCAACACCACGCCACGAAGGATAGCCATCATGGTGCATATACATATTTACATAGCTATCGTCTTTAACCTGTTCAGGATTAACTGCGAAGCCTGCTTCAAATTGTTTTGCTTCTGATCGATTTACGACCATTGTTACGTTTCTAGTACTCATATTATTTAATTAGGGATGATAAGTATAACCATACTTGTTTTTGTTTGTATAAACCGCTTAAAATACTTTCATGCATTTCAACAGTGATGCCAACTTTAGATAATGTTTTGTTATCTATGTTTTCCTGACAGTCTTTAATCTCATTTTCAAGGTGGCATAAGTTTGCAAAAACTTTACAGACTGCTCGCTCTTTCGTTTCTTTAAGGTGATCAACATTCATTAGTCTTTAATTATTATATTGTCGCCGTATAGCACAGAATCTACTGATCTGTCGTAGAAGTCCGCCCATGTTTGCAGTTGTCTGACGTCGTCAACAGTTAATTGATACCACGCTGTGTGGCTCATTAATCTGTATTTTAGTTGTTTAGCGGTGGCGTATTCCCTCGCATTTGCATTTAGATTTTTCTTTAATTCAGGAAATAATCTTTGGTAAAGTGATTTGCTCATAGTTTATTAATTTATTATATTATACAATTTAGTTCGTGTTTGTTCTGTGTTAAACCATTTCTTCAATTACACCGATTAACTCGCTGATTATCAATACTATAGTTGCCGCTATTATGTTGAAAGGTATTAGCGCATACCCGCCAATTCTTACTGTACTCTTCAGAATCGACACATAAAAATGTTTCGTTGCATTTGGATATTTCATTAGTTGCGGGAGAAGGAATCGAACCTCCGACCTTTGGGTTATGAGCCCAACGAGCTACCTCTGCTCTATCCCGCATTTAGTGGAAGTGGGCGGAGTCGAACCGCCGTTTGAGATGTCGTGTACCGCAATCAAGCGAACAGTCTCACTTACCATATCACTCCCATATTCAGGTGCACAGACTGGTTGATTTTTATCTGTACTTTAGTCCAGTAATACCTGATATAGCTAGCAATTCACTTATGTGTAGAAATTCATCAAACAATTATTAAGTGTAATACACTTCCGTCTTCTTTTGGGTAATTACTTCCTAGAATTCACATACACTTATAATTGGCTTCAAATCTACCTAATTAAGCTACTCGTCTAGCTACTTTCTTCGCCAAGCTCGGTGAACGGAATCGCTCACTTCTTGACTCACTATCTGTATTGTGTTACCTGTTTTATGTGCTATTATAGGTACATAAGAATAGGTTTGGGTTGTTGAACAAGGCATACAAGTTCTATATCCTAATTTGATTCGTACTTCGTGTACTTTGTCGCCGCATTTACAATACATATATTAATTTTTTATTTGTTACATTTATATTATACGATTTCATTCGTATTTGTTTTGTATCCATTGTTGAATACCTGAGTTGTATCGTTCCCAATACTGTTGTTCCGCTGCAATTATCTGTGCTTGCAGTAATTTGTGGTGGCTAAACTTTCTCTTTTGTTTCTTCATATAATTTTCTTATTGCTAAGTTCATAACGTGTGAATGTATAGCGTTGTAGTTATCGCCCTCCGCTTCATACTCTGATAGTTGCCAATCAACACTATCATACATTAATTCTTTAGTGACGTCTGCAATACCTTGTGCAATATCGTCTAATTCTTTCATTTTACTCATGTTATATATTATTTAGTAGTTCATCTCTGTCGAAACCTTGCTCTATTGCAAACTCTAGTGATCCTTCACCAAACTTTTCTTCGAACAATCGTTCTAATTCTTCTGTATTATTCATTGTAATAAGGTTTTAAGTAGTTAGTGTTATAATTAATTGATTTTGCTACATTTTGTCTGAATTGCCACTCGTTTTTTCTGTATTCATAGCTTTGACACCATTTTTTCGTTGCAGTTACTTGTGGTATTGTACCGTATTTAGCTTCGTAGTCAAGACATTGCTGTAGTTTGGCTTGTATTAATTCAGGTTTATAGTCTTTAAATTTATTCATATTCAATTATATTATACTTATTTGCTCGTGTTTAGTTTGTAAGTCACACCGGAGTTGTTATAGTTCCATATTGTAGTGTAACTAGGTTTTTTACGTTTACTGTAGTTGCTTTTTTGTTCAACTCGGTATCTTTTGTTACCCATACCACTGCAAGGTCCGTGTACTTTGGCCATCTCATAGTGAGAATGAGCTCGTTGTTTTCTTTTTGCTTTGGTAAATGCGAGGAGTTCTTTCATCGTCTTACATACATAGTAGGTTTTATTTGTCATAGTGTTCAAGTATTTCTTCGACTGCATTACTGAAGTCATGGTGATCAATTGTTTCGTCTCTTAACATTTTAGCATGGAAGTGCAGTTCATTAAGTAATTCGCGTAGTGTTTTATCTAGTATCATAATGTAAACCCTCCGTTGTTAAGTAAGTTAGTTAAGTAGATTACTGTTCCGATAAAGATTGCAAGGTTGTACTTTTGTACTGTAGTCATTTCATTATTATTTTTCATATTATTAATTTATTATATTATACGTTAGTGTTCGTGTTTAGTTTGTGAGTCTCGATTATACCTAGTACATCTTCTCTAGTTAGTTTATCTTCCATTTGCATACCTATTGCCCAAGTAAGATCGTTTCCGTAATTATCTTTATATATCATATTATTATTTTTTATTTATTATATTATCTACAATTTCGTTTATTTTATCTTGTAGTTCGTCACCGTCATATTCATATTGTAGGTGTGAGTAGTCTTGTATTACTTCGTTATATATTTCTTCTCTATTCATTTTATTTAATTTTATTTAGTTTGTTTATTAATTCACTTAGTAATTCAGTGTTAGTGTACTTTAATCTTTCGTCAAACCAATCTTGATTTACTATTTCATAAGTTAGAAAGTAGTTGAATATTTCATTTTCATTTTCTATATTTTCAATAGTTCCACAGTAGTCTGGGTTTTCATTTAGGTTAGTAATTTCTTTTTGAATTACATTTTTAATTAGGGGTAAAGTTCTTAACATATTTATATTTCTTTAATTGATTTTATATTATTGTTTTTGTAGTATTCTTTTACTTCTTCTATACTTTTACTTTTCATATAGTATTTAAAGTTAGTTGGAATTCCTCTTTTATCCCAAGTGTTGTTAGAAATTATTTTAAACATTTTCATATTACTTATTTTTTATTACACTTATATTATACAATTAGATTCGTATTAGTTTAGTGAAATTCATTATAGATTTCTAATACTTTTCTTTGTTCTTCTTTAGTTAAGTTGAAAACATTTTTGTTAGGGTAAAGTTTATTAGAGATTCTAATTAAAGCTGAGTGATTATACATAGTTATTATATTTAAAAGTTATTGACAACACTTTGTTATCTTAGTTGACACGGTGAGAATCGAACTCACAAAAACCGTTGTGTCATTTACTCATTCACATTTTTATACTTATAGAAACAAGTGGAACTTAAAGTAGGTAGTTTGTTTACAGTTGTTAATTTGTTTACAGATGTAACCCTTCACCTGTGTACCTGTAAAAGTGTGACATTAGGTACATAATGATTTAATAGTAGTTAGCTATTGTCACTGTTTTCAAGTAGTTTAATTCTTTCGATTACTACATTTCGAACATTACTTGGCATGTCAGTTGATTGAGACCAGTAACCTCTCTTTAACCAGCAAGGTAGAATGTTTAGTTTAGGTAACATTACTTTAAGAACCTCATCGTGATTGTAGGTGATTTGTTCATGTTTGTTATTGATGAACGTGATGATTTGATTTCTACCGTACCATGACTTTCTTACAACAAAGTTATTTCGGTGAATTGGTGGGAAGATCTCAGTTAGTTGGTCAGTCGTTAGTTCGCTGATTGCATTGTTTAATTTTAATTTATTCATATCTATTATTATTTGATTGTTACACTTATATTATACGAAAGTATTCGTACTTGTTTCAGGATATACTACTAATGCTATACAACCTTGAAACCAAATCGATAATAATATAATCAATATGGGGGGTGGGTAAATATAAATGACTTTTATATAAAGGTTATAGAGTATATACGGTAGTGTTACACATACACCCAATATATGTGACGTTAGCTAATAAAGTATACTAGTAGCTACCTAATGTCTCACTATTAACTTATTAGCATTGCAAGTGATAATATAGGTATGGCACAAAAACTATCACCTACAGCACGCAGAGCGAAAGCAGCGAGAGATAAACGCTACGCAATGAGTGAGTGGGGTAAATATAAAAAAAGAACAGCCCAAGCTAAGAAGTGTCCTAAGGGATACGACTATGACCACCGAACAAGTAAATGTATTAAATCTTCTAAAAATCGTGCTGGTGGAAAGAACGGTACCAAAAACGAAACAACAAGAAGGCGTTACGGCTTTTAAAACAAACTCATAATGGCAAAGATACACAATTACACTAATGACTCAGAGATAACAGCCTCTGATAAGGTCATAGGTTCATCGTATGAAAACGGAATCTATATTACTAAAAACTATTCAATGGCTTCATTGGGTAGCTATTTCGCTGGTTTACTCAATCAGAACGGAAATGGATATGACTTAGCAGCTATATCCTCAAGCATTACAACAAACACAAACAGTATTGCTACAGCAAATCAATCCTTAACAACAAATACAACTAATATTGCAGCGAATTCTACATTCTCTACAAACTTAGCATCGTCATTTGGTACAACCGACGCAACAGGAACAATAACTTCCTTAGCACAATCGTTTGCGGATCTAGTTTTAACAACTACTGCATCGGATAGGTTTGCCACATCTTCATATGCCACTAATTTAGCGGCTTCTGTGGGTACTTACAATGCAGACGGCACATTAAGTGCATTATCTGAGGCGTTTGCCAACAGTGTGCTTACCACAACTACCGATGCAACATTTGCAACATCGACGTTTGTTAACAATTTAGGCTCTAGTTTTGGTACAGTTGCTTCTAATGGAGCAGTTACTATATCTGAAGCCTTTGCAAACGAGATATTAACTACAACAACTAATGCTGATTTCGCTTCAACATCATATGTTAACAATTTAGCAAGCAGTTTTGGTGCAATTGATTCAAGCGGTAACTTAACATTATCACAATCCTTTGCAAATACTGTAATGAATCTAGAGAATTCAACAAATTATGCTTCTGCAGCTTCAGTTACTAGCTTAGGGACTACAGTTGGACAAAATACATCAGCGATACAGATCAATCAAACTTCATTAAACGGTGTGCAATCAAAATATGGGGTTACATTAGACACAAATGGGGCTGTAACTGGTTTTCAAATTATAAGTGGAGCAAATGCACAAAGCGATTTTATAGTAACAGCTGACAATTTCAAAATATACAGTTCAAATGGCCAATTAAGCCCATTTAGTGTTGTAACAGATGGATCCACAAGTAAAGTACAAATAAACGGTAGCTTAAATGTATCCGATACGGTAGTAATTCAAGGTGCTGGTGATTTTACAAGTGGTGATGGAAGTATAAATGATATAAACGGCAGACCTACAGCTTTACTTATGAAAGCGGGTGCAGTTGCAAACGATGCAGGTTCAGTTTGTTTAGAAATGCAATCGGCACAAAGATGGCACCACGTTATAAAAACGACTGGCGGAACAGATGGACAAGGTAATTTTGATCTTAATGCAGAATACAGGCTGGGTAGATCACTTGTGGCGGGTAATGAAGGAGATAACTACTCTAAAATAATGATGAAGCTGAACGGCGCAGGATTAATAATACCAAATCAATCTGCCAATAGTGTAACACCCTCTGCAGATTATGCGAGTGGTATGAACATTATATTTAATGAGAATAGTGGTAGCAGAACGGCTGACTCGGGTAGGTTGCATGTAAGTGAATACTATAAAACGTTCTTTTTAGATATACCAAGTTCAACACCTACAACAGGCACTTGGGCAAATAAAAATTTCGTTATAAGAAAATATGTACCAGCTAATCCCAGTGCTGTTCCCCCGACTCCAGCGTATGAAACAGCGGTGCTTTGGTTAGACAATTCCAATGATAGTTTGCATATTGATGGTGCTTGTAATGCTACAGCGTTTAATACAACATCAGATTACAGATTGAAAGAAGATTATCAATCGTTCAATGGATTAGATATAATAGATAACATAAACGTCTACGATTTTAAATGGAAAGACAAGGAAAATAAAATTGGCAAAAGAGCGTATGGTGTTAAGGCACATGAATTAGACGCTGTGGTAACTTCTGCGGTTACAGGTGAAAAAGATGCTACAGATATGCAAACAGTTGATTACAGTAAATTAGTTCCTATATTAATAAAATCTATACAAGAATTAAAAGCTGAAATAGAAATACTAAAAGGTTAATAATGGCAAGAGTACAATCCTATACTAAAGACGCTTCAATAAATGAAAAAGATAAACTATTAGGTTCTTCTTTTATATCAACATCGAGTGGAGCAGATGTGTTTGAAACGGGTAATTTTACCATAGGTGATCTTGCACGATTTTTTGCAAACTATAATGAATCAGAGGGTACTGTATATAATTTAGCTACGTTTGATCAATCTATTTCAACCAACGCCACTAATATTGGCAACAATACAACGTATTCAACTAATTTAGCTGGTAATTTTGGAACGTTTGATGCAAACGGTAATTTAGTTACTCTTTCTGAAGCATTCGCTAATCAAGTGTTCACCACTACAACAAATGCAGATTTTGCTTCAGCTAGTTATACAACCAACTTAGCTAGCAGTTTTGGTACTTTCGATGCTAATGGTAATCTTACCGCTTTATCAGAAGCTTTTGCTAATAGTGTAATGAGTACAACAACATCTCAGGATGCTGCCTCAGCAACAGCTTTAACTAACTTAACTGCAATAGTAAACAACAATACAGCTAGCATAACAACTAATGCAACAGATATAACAACAGTTACAGCATCAGCTACAAGTAATGCAACTGATATAACAACTAATGAAGGTAATATTACAACAGTGACTACAGCCGCTGCCGCTAATGCTACTGATATAGCTACATTAACATCTAACTTAGCAACCGCTAATGCTAGTATTAATCAAAATTCAACTAGTATAACAACATTAGATTCATCTGTAACGAGCAATACAACTAATATAAGTGGGAATGGTTCTAGTATAATTAGTAATTCAAATGATATAACCGCAAATGCGACGGCTATAACCACTCTTACTAATAATCTTTCCACAGCCAATACAAGCATCCAACAGAATGCAAGTGATGTTACTAGTTTAACAAGCAATGTTACAACTAACACTACGAACATATCAAACAACGATACCGATATAACAACAGCCAACACTGGTATATCAACAAATGCAACCGCTATATCAACTTTAGTTAATGATTTAGCTACTGCAAATACAGCAATTACTCAAAACGCATCTGACGTTACCACACTTGATACATCTGTAACTACTAACACAACAGATATAACTACAGCTAATACAAATATAACTACAGCTAACACAAACATTTCAACAAATGCAGCTGCAATAACTACACTAACCAATAACTTAGCTACTACTGACACAAATGTAACACAAAATGCAACAGATGTAACCACTTTAGAGACTGATGTAACTACGGCAAATACCAATATTGCTACTAACGGTACAAACATTGCCACGGCAAACACGAACATAGCTACTAATGCGTCGGATATTACAACGCTAACTAATAACTTAGCCACCACTGATACTAACGTTACTCAAAATGCTACAGATGTTACATCTCTAACAACTAATGTTACAACTAATACAAGTGATATAAGTGACAACGAATCAGATATTACAACAGCCAACACTAATATAGCTACAAATGCTACTGCAATAACCACATTAACAAATAATCTTGCCACAGCTAATACAGCTATAACACAGAATGCAACAAACCATACAAGTTTGTCAAGTGACGTTACAACTAATGAGACTGCAATAACTGCAAATGGCACAGCGATAACAACAGCTAATACTAATATTGCAACCAATGCCACCAATATTACTTCACTTACAAATGACCTAACAACAGCCGAAGCGGATATAACTCAAAATGCTACAGACGTTACTTCATTGACAACAACAGTAGGCACTAACACAACTGGGCTTGGTACTGCGAATACAAACATTGCGACTAATGCCACTAGCATTTCTACATTAGATACCGCTATAACAAATGCAAACACTAATATAGCCGCTAATGCGACGGATATAGTAACTCTTGATACAACAAGTACAAACAACGGAACTAATATTACAGCTAACGCTACCGCAATTACTAATTTAAGCACAACTGTCGGGACTAACACAACTAGCATAACTACTAATGCAACATCTATTAATGGTATCGAAGGCAGATATGGTGTTACTATAGATAGTAATGGTGCATTGACAGGTTTTCAATTAATAGGTAGTTCTACAACAAGTGTATTTAAAGTAAACGCGGATGATTTTAAAATATATACATCAGGGGGTGATTTAAATCCGTTTAGTGTTTCAGGGGGTGTAGTACAAATAAATGGTAACCTTAATGTATCCGGTACAGCTGAAATAAAAGGTTCATCAAACACAGGCCAATTCATAGCTTGTGATTTTAAAAACACAGGTTCATCCGGGTTATCAAGTATAAGGGTATTAAATAGTAGCAATTATTATGGTTTATTTAGATTAAATACAACTGTAGCTGGAGATATTGGCTATTATGGTATCGATCTAGTTATTGGACCCGCTACTGGTGGTGGTGAGAAAAAACTTGTTAATTTTAATGGCGGTGGTATATCGATGGGATTATACGGTACTGCACTTATTTTTAATGACGGTTTTGCTGGTGACTACACCTTAGCAGGTGCTGGTGGTATAAGAGTAGCAGGTTCGTCAGATGGGCAAGCTACTCAAGCTATGTTTATTACAGTTCCTACTAACCAAGCCGCTTCAACACCTGCTTTTGCTATAGAGAACAGTAGCTCAAGTAGTTTATTTAAAGTGTTTAAAACGGGGCATGTTGAAACCGCTAGTATACAAACAAGTGGAAATATAACAGGAGCGACATTAAGTTCTAACGGCACTATAACAGCAACAGGAGCTATAACATCAAATAGCACAGTTAAAGGAACCCAGTTTATAGATAAGAACAACGCAAATTACTACTTAGATCCCGCTTCTACTTCAAATTTAAACGCGGCTTCATTAGCGGGTACTTTCATAGGGCAAAACGGATACTTTGGGCAAGATTTAGCGGTTGGATTTAGTTCGGGATCAATTGGTGGTAAAATAAATTTAAAAAGATCCAACGCTGGTATTGGTATTAAAAACAATTATGGTACTGCAGCAAGCGGAACAATTGGTGTGCTAGGCTACACAAGTGCTGGTATGTTGACAAGTGGAGCGTACCATTTGGTGTTTCAAGCTGATAATGGGTTGGGTACTATTTCAAACATGCTCCTCTGTGATCTTAATGGTAATTTAAGAAATTTTAACAATTCTTACGGCAGCACTTCTGACGAAAGATTAAAAGAAAATATAATAGATGCCACCCCTAAATTAGAAGGTATTAAACAACTAAAAGTTAAAAACTTCAATTTTATAGGAAATGAACTTAAACAAATAGGGTTAATAGCGCAAGAGGTCGAACAAATATTTCCTGGTTTAGTTGAGGAAACAAAAGATCCTAGCTCAGACGGAACCGAAGGAGCTATTGCTTATAAATCTATTAAATACTCTGTATTAGTACCAATGCTTATAAAAGCAATACAAGAGTTAGAAGCTAGAGTTGCGACATTAGAAGGTTAAAATACCTAACAACCACGTGATTATAGTAACATAACCAAAACCAATGACTTATTTTTACAAAACCTATTCCTGGGGGAACAACAGTACTCAAGGAATATCCGAAGAAACCAGAACTCTTTGGGAGCACATCGCTAAAAAAGAAAACTGGCGAATTGTTCAACTACCTAATGGATTTTTCCAAGCCGAATACAAAGATCTAAGTGAAGAAGAAAAATGGATCGATGTTACAAGGCGTGAAACTTTAGAAAGCTGTGAGGCAGCGATTGATGGAAGCATTAGTCATTACTCTAAAAAGCTTGAATTTTTAAAAGGACCTAAAGTCGTGAAAACATTCAAATAACCACTTACAATAAATTTAATTAAATGGAATATAATAACCCAAGTGAGATAGTAAAAGATTTATCCTTCGGGATAAATGCAAGAACAAAAATAATGACAGGTGTTGAAAAATTAACTCAAGCAGTTAAATCAACCCTTGGTGCTTCTGGTAAATGTGTAATTTACGAGGACGCTCTCGGAAGGCCGGTAATAACAAAAGACGGAGTAACCGTTGCGGAAAGCGTAGTCTTAATTGACCCGGTCGAAAACATGGGAGCAACCTTGATAAAGGAAGCAGCTAAAAACACAGTGAAAGAAGCAGGTGACGGTACCACTACGGCAACCGTCCTTGCTCATTCATTATTAAATTTAGCAACAAAAAAAGAAGATTTTACAAATAATATAAGAAACATAAAAAACGGTATTGAAAATGGTTTACAAAAAGTAAATCATTACTTAGATGAAGCTGCGGTTGAAGTCGAAGGTGATATGTTAGAAAATGTAAGTAGTATTAGCTGTAACAACGATAAAGAACTCGGCAAGATAATATCGCAAGCCTATTCGAAAGTGGGTAAAGACGGCGTCGTCTTAATGGAAGAGTCTGAGACCGAAAAAACAAATGTTGAATTTGTTGAAGGCACACAGATAGAGTGCGGACTCAAATCGCCATACTTTGTAACCGACAAGGATAAAGGAAAAGCAGAACTAGAAAAACCGTACGTAATGATAGTTTCTTCTCCAATCCCAAACATTCGTAAGATTCAGAATGTACTAGAGTTTGTTATAAAAGAAAAAAGAAGTTTGCTTATCGTAGCGACCGTAGAACAGCAGCCATTAGCAGCATTGCTAGCAAATAAAGTTAAAGGCAATATAAAAGTCAATGTAATTGATCTCCCTGGATTCGGACCTACCAAGCAAGACACAACTGAAGATCTTGCGATACTTACCGGTGCTAAAGTCATAAACGAAGAGTTAGGTGATGATTTAGATTTAATTGGGCCTGATATATTAGGTGAAGCAATTAAAGCCGTTACAGATGATAAAAACACTGTATTAACGATAAAAGATCAAGGTACTGTATTAAGCGAAAGAATAGAGTTAGTTGAAAGCAAAGTTAAAGATGAAAAAAATCCATTCTTTAAGAAAAGACTACAACAAAGACTAGCGATGTTAAATGGATATGTAGCTATTGTAAAAGTAGGTGCTAATTCAAAAGTAGAGTTGAAAGAAAAGAAAGATAGAGTTGAAGATGCAATATATGCAACTAAAGCAGCATTACAAGAAGGTATTGTTCCAGGAGGTGGTGTAGCTTTGCTGGATGCATCGTATAGCATAATTCCTGCGGATGAAGGCGAATCAATTCTTCTTGAAGCAATAAAATCACCTTACGCTACAATACTTGAGAATGCAAACTTAGAATATAAAGAGTCTGGCAAATCGGGCAAAGGAATAAATGTAATCAACGGTAAAACTGTTGATATGATTAAAGAAGGTGTTATAGATCCAGTGCTAGTTACTAAAACAGCCCTGAAGAATGCAGTTAGTGTTGTTAATACTATTTTCTCTGCAGATTGTGTAATTAATAATGTTAGGATACATGAAAGCAATTAATTACTACGTAGTTATAGAGAAGATAAAAGAAGCACCAAAGAAAGTTGGTGGCTTAGAGCTAACTGAAGATCAAAACAAAGATGTTAGATATTTAAAAGGCAAAGTAATATCTGCTGGTAATTTAGTAGAAGGCCTTAATAAAGATGATATAGTTCATTATGATAAAGTAGCCGGTCACGGTATTGAATGGAAAGATCAACTATATTATGTATTGAAACTTGGTGACATAGTACTTGTGGAATGAGAATAAGTACAGATGACATAAAAGATTTAAATTTATTAAAATATTACAGGCTCATTCGTAAATGGGCCTGTAAAACTTATAATATAAAGGATGCTGATCTTGAATTACTAATCTATTTAGATTGCAAAGATCGATTTACGCGTAATGAATTTATTGATGGTGTTTACACCTACAGTTGGGATAAAGACAGATGGGAGAGATTAAGAAGAGACGGTTGGATCGATGTTTGGAGAGAGCGAAAAGGTAAATTACAAAAATACACAATATACAAAACAAGTTTTAAATGTAAGCAATTAATTAAACGAGTGTATCGTATAATGCTTGCAGAAGAAGACTTACCAACAGGAACAAGAAGTAAATTTTTTAATAACAGATCATATACAGATAAAGTTTATAATAAAGCTATAGATGATATGATTAAAGATAAAAACAGATAATTATGCCATTCGAACACAAAATGGGGTCAAAAGAAAAAGACACTCCAGGAAATTTCAACGAGAGAGACTCTAAGATAATAAACAATTCCCCACAATCTAAAGCAAGTAGAAGTGAAGTTAAAAGCTTTATTCAAAGCCAAGCTCCTAAAAAACCAGAAGTAGTTGGTGGTTCAGGCGGCCTCGCGGCTGTAGGTGGTCTTATTGGAGGAGCCGCTAAAACTGCAACTAAAATCTTTTCAGCGTTTAGCAACGCAGGCAAACAATATGCGAAGCATGGAGCTAGCAAAACAATTGCTTTAAGGAATGCGGGTGTTACATCTGCAAAAGATATGAGGTATGCAGATAAAAGTTGGACAGCTTCAGCTATAAAAAATAATCAAAAGTCAACTACGGCTAAAATTAAAACTCCAAGTGATGGTAATTTTAGAGAAATTGCAAACGCAAAATTAAGAAGAGGTTTAAATAAAGGGGATAAAAAAGATTTAACTTATTAAAAAATAAACATTATGCCAAAAGTAGGAAACAAAAAATTTGCTTACACAGCAAAAGGCAAAGCGGCAGCTAAAAAAGCAGCAGCAAAAATGAAAAAGAAAAAGAAAAAATAGTTATGCCTAACAAAAAAGCACCATCAAAGAAAAAGTCAAAAGGCTATTACACTAAAGTCAATAAGAAAGGCGGCACTGGGGCAAAAGCTGGTGGTGGTATGTCTAAAAAAGGTGTAGCTAAATACAGGAGAGATAATCCTGGTAGTAAACTTAAAACAGCAGTTACAACACCTCCATCTAAATTAAAGAAAGGAAGTAAAGCTGCAAAAAGACGTAAATCATTTTGCGCAAGATCAAAAGGCTGGAAGTCTGAAAGAGGTTTGGCTGCTAGAAGAAAATGGAATTGTTAATATGAAAAGTAGAGGATTAGGTGATTCAATAGAGAAGTTCACAAGAAAAACAGGAATTAAAGGTTTAGTGGATAAAGTATCCCAAGGCTTAAACATCCCATGCGGTTGCGAGGGAAGACAAAAAGCTATGAACACTATATTCCCTTACAAATATAAAAAATAAATATTATGTCTTACAAACAAAAGATGGGTAGCAAAGAAATATATTCTGACGGCACCTTTGATAGAAGAACAGAAGATTTAATCAGTAAGTCATCATTAGGTGATCCCAACACGAACTCTAATAATAGCTTTAGTGTTTCGGGGCTAGATTTAAAAAGCTCTGGTTTAAATCTTGGGGATCAATTTAATTTCGATAATACTCTCGGCACGTTAATTGAGTTAAACGACACCAGCACCCCTAGCTACACTATACCGGGGTCTTCTGGAAGTGATGAATTTAAATCTGCTTTTGGAAACGCTAGAAAAAGTGGGTTAAAAGAATTTGAATTTGGTGGAAAAAAATATAATACAAATTTAAGCACAGATCCTGATTTTGGCAAAGAAAAAGTGGTTGAAGGGACAAGCGGTTTCACAGGAAAATATACTTCTCCAGGGACTCCTGATATACCAGAAGTTAGAGTTGATGCTTTCAGCAATTTAGGAAGAAGAGGACAAGTGAGAGGAATTAAAACCGGCACGGCAATGGAGAAAAGAAATACAATGAAAGCCGCAAGGAATGAAGCAAAAAGTATTAAAGGTAAAAACATTTTTGAAACATTAAAACTAAGAAAAGAGCACACAAAAAATGCTAGGATTGCGGCTAAAACTAAAATGACAAACGACAGAGCGTCTCAAATTAAAGAGGTAAACAGCCAAAGACAAAAACAAAACGAACAAGGTGTTAATCATAGACTTGGTAAAAAGAACAGAGTTGTTAAGACAAAAGGAGTAAAGGGAACTAGTTCGACACCAGCAAACTCAAGTTTCGTATCATTTGATGAGTTTATTAAAAATAAAAAAAATAGCTAAATGAGTAAACCAAAAAAGAAATTTGCAGAAACTACAGTAGGTAAACTATTGTTCGGCGCAGCTTCATTGGTTAACCCTACGTTAGGTAATCTAATTAGCGGTGCATCAACACCAGCAGAGGCTATAGCAGCAATAGGTAAATCTGATGTAAGTAGTGATGAAAAAATAAAATTACAACAACTTATATTTGAACAACAAAATAAAGAGATGGAAGCGGTCACTTCAAGATGGCAAGCTGATTCAATATCAGATTCATGGCTTTCGAAAAACGTACGCCCACTAGTTTTAGTGTGGTGTATTGTTATATTTTCTTTAGCAGGAATACTAGATAGTGTTGAATCGATACCATTTCATATAGGAGTTACATGGAACGATACATTTGAAAAAGTCATGATGGCAGTTGTATTAGCTTATTTCGGCGGACGAAGTAGCGAAAAGGTTACAAGTATATTTAAAAAATAATCAATGGCAAGAATAACCTCTTATGCTTTAGATACAACACCGGATAAGAACGACAAGGTTATCGGTTCTGATGCTGGAGGCGAAACAAGAAACTTTTCATTCGAGGGTATATCTAATTTCTTTAATACATCGGGATTAATTAATCTTAATGGTATTGTAAATAAATTTATTCCAGAAAATTCAAATTTAGCTTCGGGTTTTTTTAAATTACCTAACGGTGGAACTGGTA